TTATTAAACGGCTTTCATTTTGATAATGAATGCTGGGAAAGACAATCAAATAGTAAAGGCGATTTTAAAAATAGAGGTTGTAAAAGAATACTACCTATAAAATATACGCCAGACTTTATTGGTAAAGATTTTATTATTGAAACTAAAGGAAGACCTAATGAATCGTTTCCAATGCGATGGAAATTGTTTAAAAGATTAGTAATGCAACAGTTTCCTAATTATAAATTATTTAAACCACAAAATCAAAAAGAATGCGACAAGGTAATAGAAATACTACAAGCGCCAAGCATTTAGCAAGACGTAAGTATAAAGAACGTAAAATTGATACGTTTATCAAATGGAGCATTAAAGCAAGAGGCGGTTTAAGATGGAAAGATTTAATGTTTATACATGATAAATACTCAATAAAATGTTATGGCTAAAAAAAGAAAATTAAATAGTACAAACCCAAAATATTATCCCGTAAAAGAAGATGAGATAAAAGAACGCAAAGAGTTAATTGCTGTAGTTAAACTTAGTAAAAAACGAAAAGCAAATGTTTACGCGATATTTAGTGAAGAATAATAATATGGAAAATAAAGAAAAATGGAACTGGAGTTTATCTGTAGGATTTTATCCAGGTATATTGTTTGGCTGTAGAGCCTATGAAGAAGAAAATCAATTAACTTATGTGTTTTACGTTCCATTTGTGGACGTAGCATTTACAATGCCTTATAATTAAAATGGGATTATTTAAAGAAAGAATACCTTATAAGCCTTTTGAGTACCCTGAGTATTACACAGAAGGTTGGTTAAAACAAGCTCAGGCGTTTTGGTTACATACAGAAATACCAATGTCAGGTGATGTTAAAGACTGGAATGAAAAATTAACAAAAGAAGAAAAACATTTAGTTGGTAATATCCTTTTAGGTTTTGCGCAAACTGAATGTGCTGTGTCAGATTATTGGACACAAAAAGTCGTATCATGGTTTCCTAAACACGAAATACAGCAGATGGCTATGATGTTCGGCTCACAAGAAACAATACATGCTGTAGCTTATAGTTATTTAAATGAAACACTGGGTCTTGAAAATTTTGAGGCATTTTTACACGAGCCTGCTACAGCTGAGCGTTTTGATAACCTGGTTGGTTATGACGGCAATGATCCTGTTGGGATTGGTAGAAGTTTGGCAATCTTTTCTGCATTTGCGGAAGGTGTTAGCTTATATAGTGCTTTTGCTGTTTTATATTCTTTTCAGTTACGCAATCTACTCAAAGGGATTGGGCAGCAAATGAAGTGGTCCGTAAGAGATGAATCATTACATAGTAAAATGGGTTGTAGATTATTCAGACATATGTGTGAAGAAATACCAACACTTAAAAAAGATGCGGAAAAAGATATATTGGAAGCCGCAAGTTTAATGCATGATGCTGAAATGAAATATATTGATAAAATGTTTGAAATGGGTGATATTGAAAATTTAAAAGCAAATGATTTAAAACATTTTATAAAGAAAAGATTAAATGAAAAACTTAATGAACTTGGTTATAGCGGCGTTTTTACTTATGATGAAGGCTGTGCAAATAATCTTAACTGGTTTTATCATCTTACTGGTGGTCACACTCATACAGATTTTTTCGCAATTAGGCCAACTGATTATAGCAAAGCTAACGAAGGTGAAGACTTTGAAGATATATGGTAACAAAAAGAAAACTACTTAAGTTATTAGCTTATACAAATAAATTAACAAGCTATCAAAAGTTCGCGTCTCGTGTTGGATATATGGGAACTGGATTTGTAATAGCTGGACAATGGACTGTTGAACCTTTGTTTTTTATTATAGGTTTTATATGCGTTATAATACAGGTATCATCGCGTAAACAGTGGAACTTAGTTGCGTTAAATCTTAATGGTTTAATAGCTTGGACAAATCATTTAATAAAAGGTTTATAATGTGGAATAAAGATTGGAAAAAAGGAATTGATTACCCTGCTTGGGGAGATACAGATGTTTATAAAAAAACAATATCAGGTGGCTATTTATATAATGGCGAATCACCACGGGATGCTTATATGCGTGTATCTAATACTGTTGCGAAGCGTTTATATCGCCCAGAATTAGCCGAAACTTTTTTTGAATACATATGGAAGGGTTGGTTATGTTTAGCTTCACCAGTGCTTTCTAATACAGGTATAGATCGAGGTTTGCCTATAAGTTGTTTTGGAATTGATGTTGCTGATAGTATACAGGATATTGGAAAGAAAAATTTAGAAATGATGCTGCTCGCTAAGCACGGCGGTGGAGTGGGTATCGGAATAAATATGATTAGACCCGCTGGCGCAAAAATAACAGGAAATGGAACAAGCGACGGAGTGGTTCCTTTTTGCAAAATATACGATTCAACTATTCTTGCAACAAATCAAGGATCCGTTAGAAGAGGAGCAGCTAGCGTTAATATTAACATTGACCACGATGATTTTGAAGAGTGGCTCGAAATTAGAGAACCTAAAGGAGACATCAATAGACAATCACTTAACTTACACCAATGCGCTGTTGTCGGTGATAAATTCATGCGAAAGCTTGAAGCTGGCGATAAAGTTGCAAGAAAAAAATGGAGTAAGCTATTACAAAAACGTAAAGCGACTGGAGAACCTTATATACTTTTTAAAGGAAATACAAATAAACAGAACCCTTCAGCGTATAAAGATAACGCTTTAAAAGTTCATATGACAAATATATGTAGTGAAATAGTATTACATACAGATGAATCGCATAGTTTTGTTTGTTGTTTATCATCATTAAACTTAGCAAAATATGAAGAATGGAAAAACACAAATATCATACACGACTCTATTTGGTTCTTGGATGGTGTGCTTGAAGAATTTATACAAAGAGCAAAATATAGGTATGGGTTTGAAAACGCTGTTAGGTCGGCTGAAAAGGGCAGAGCTCTTGGACTTGGTGTTCTTGGTTGGCATACCTATTTACAAAATAAAGGTTTACCTTTTGAAGGTTTACTCGCACAGTTTGAAACTCGTAGAATATTTTCGCAAATTAAAATTGAAAGTGAAAGAGCGAGTCGTGCGTTGGCTGAAACATATGGTGAACCGTTATGGTGCCGTGGTACTGGAATGCGTAACACGCATCTCAGGGCTATTGCTCCTACTGTGTCTAATAGTAAGCTTAGCGGTAACGTTAGCCCTGGCATTGAGCCTTGGGCCGCTAATATTTTTACTGAACAGTCTGCGAAAGGAACCTTTATAAGAAAAAATCCTACGCTTAAAAAAATATTAAGAAGATATAAATTAGATAACGAAAAAATTTGGAATAAAATATTAAAAGACGGAGGTTCAGTTCAAGGAATAAAAGAGCTTGATAAAATTACAATAGGCGAACATAATGTACCCGTTAAAGAAGTATTTAAAACATTTAAAGAAATAAATCAACTAGAATTAGTTAATCAAGCTGGAATACGTCAACAATATATTGACCAATCCGTTAGTTTAAATTTAGCATTTCCCTCTATAGCTACACCCAAATGGCTTAATAAAGTTCATTTAGAAGCTTGGAAAAAAGGTATTAAAACTTTGTATTATGTTCGTACAGAGTCTGTATTAAGAGGAGATATTGCTGAGCAAGCTATGGATGAGAATTGTTTAGCTTGTGATGGATAATAAAAAAGGGAGGCTTAACTGCTTCCCTTTATTTTTTCTATAGAACTTATTCCAAAACTACCTAATGTCACTATGACAAAAGAGTTATAAATAACTTCGTTTATAACTAGATCTTCACCAAAATAACCGGTTATTAAATCTGCTAAAGCAAATATAACCATGATAATAAATGAAGCAAAACCTACAATAGCTTTTTCATTTATATCATTTTCGTCTTTAAATAATTTCCACATAATTTATCTTTTACCACCGAAATATTCAGTAGCGTGTCCTTTTTCAATTAAGTATTCGTTTAATGATTTATCAGCAAATTCGCCTGCTGACCATATTTCACCTAATATCCTACCGTATTTACCGCTAGCATCATAAGTTTTTGTTTTAAGAATAGCCGCCTCGCCTTCTTTGCAAAATCCTTTACAAAATTCTTTTGCCGCTAATCCTCTTTCTTTTTCTTCTAAATCTCTAGTTCTTGATTCAGGTGCGTTTATACCATGTAGCCTTACACGTTGTTTTTTTAATACAACATCAAATCCTAAATCTATATCTACATCTACAGTATCTCCATCAACCCAGCGATCAATTATTATTTTATATTCGTACATTATATTACTTTATATTTAGTGCTTCTTGAACCAGGATTTCTATATGCTTTTAAACATCTTTTTCTATTTGCTTCAGGTGATACATAACTTACATGCACCCAATTAGGATTGTTATCATCTCCGAATTCCCATATCATTTGATCAAAATCTAAATTTTCTCTAATGTACATAAACATTTCTGCATTTGTTTTATGCCCAAAATTATCATCAAAATCAATTGCTTGACCTTTACAATGTTGGCTGGTTTTACTCCCGCCAATTTTTTTATTAAGTTCAGGTGAACGAAAAAATGAATTAATTTTTATTGGTCCGCCAACCCAGTTTCTTAAAGGTTGAAAAACTTTTTCAGCTATTGTTTTCATGTTAGCTAATTGTTCTTCGTTGGGTTTATTTTCTAATCCTAATCTATTAGCAGTTATGCTATACACACCTTCTTTATAGCTTATATTTTTACTTATTCTTTCCATTTTTTCTTCCTTTACGAGCCTCACCTTTTAATGCACTAGGTATATCTTCTATTTGATTTGCAACTTCTTTCATTGCTGAGGCAACATCCTCAATTTCTTGTACAGTTAACTTATATCTTTTTTGTACTTCTTTTAAAGTAGCTATTGCTTTTTCGTCAACTTCTGTTTTGCTCCATAATAATACCCAAATGTCCTTTAGGTATTTCTTTGTTAATTTCCACATGGTTTTTCTTTTTTATTAATTTAATTATATAGTTTACTATTATTCCCCCTAAAGTTGTTGCTAATAAATCTTTTGTATCAAATACACCGTATTGTATATAGTCAAAACTTTCTTTAGCAAATCCTGCTGCAAAAGCAGAAGAAACTTTAGGTACATCTATTTCATTTGCTACAGCCGCTGTTGTTGCTCCTGCTGCAAAATGATAATATTTATCTTTGGTTATTGTTTGTGAACTAGCACAGCCCACAAAAACCGCCACAAAAAGGACAATTATTTTTTTCACTCATAATTATGTTTTTATTTTCTACTACTTACTTTTGGCAGTTCTGTTATTATTTTATTACCTGAAATTATAGGATGAATATTACCCTCTCCAGTTCTTGGTACACTTGTTGCTACATCTTTAACCGCGCTTGCTTTTTTAGCTTTATCGCCAACATTAATACCTTTTGAAAATAAATTAAAATATTGTTTAGGTGCTTGTGTAAATGCTTTTATTATTCTTGATAATTGAGGTGCTTTTGTAAGTATATTACCTCCAATACCGATTGCTTTACCTATAGGCAGCATAGATATACCTGCTACTATTCCTGTGTTTTGGCCTTTAGAATATGCTTCAGCTTCTTCTTGGCTCATGTTTTGAATAGGCTGATTATATAACCTACTCATATATTTTGCGTCGCTCATAATTTGTTATAAATTTTAGGATCTGGTTGATATTTATATAATGGATCAAGAAATTCTTCACCCTTAAATTTTTCTGCAGATTTAATTAAGTTTTCTTTTAATTTTAAATTTTTTTTATCCACAATTTTTTTTGTTGTCATAATTTGCGGAGCATAATTAGGTGGAATATATCTATTGGTAACATTAGTGTTTTTTGAAAACATAGCTTTTAAACTAGCCGGTAATTTAGATGAATACTGAGTGGGCGTATTTCTAAATGCCCCTATCATATCACTGCCAAAATTAACCATTCCTTTTCCTTTTCCTGCAGGCGCTAAAAAACCACCTGATAATAAACCAGCTCCAGTTTTAAATATTCTACCTAAAGGAATAAACGATGCAATAGCCCCATATGCTGTTAAATCTTTTTTAAAGCCTTCGTTTTTAAATTTTCCTTTTATATCACTAAAAAAGTGACTTAATTTACTTCTGCCCTGTGTTATTGTTGGTTTTTTACCGTTACTCATAATTTTTAAAATTGTGAAGCTGCATTAACTTCATTAATGGATTCTTGTATTTCTTCTAAATCAGCAGGTAACATTAAATCTAATCCTGCTTTAAATACTATTTCTTTTATACCTTCTTTGAATATAATTAAAGTTGGTGCCATTCGCACTTTATATTTCTTTTTTGCTGCTGGACATTTAGCTATATCTGCTCTATAATATATAACGTTTTCTAATTTATTCCAGTCTTCAAATTTATTAGCGTCGTTAAATGATGCATAAAACTCAACTATTACCGGCAAGTTTTGATTATCACCAAAAGCTTGCTTTTCATTTATTTTACTATCAAAGTTGCTATCAGTAATCCATTCTTGTGAATAACTATTTAGCGACAATAATATTAAAATTACATTTAAATATTTCATTATCTTTGTTTACTTTGTATATCGTATAACCTTTCGTCTATTTTTTCAATAGTTTCTTTTATCTCCTCTACATCTTCCTGCGTGTCCATAATTGTCTGGCGAATTAATTCATCTTTCAAATCATATTCAACTCTATCAATTACAGGGGCCGGTAGCTCTTTAGCTTCAGCTATATCGGCTTTTAATCCAAACCACATACCAGCAAGGGTTATTATAAACCCAATAATCATTCCTATAGTTTTTAAATCTAATGTTAATTTAGTATCTTCGCCAATTTGCTTTGCCATTTTATCTAAGTATTATTTAGTTTAGTAATCTGTATATTTTTTTATTTCTTTTTTAGCTTCTTTAAATTCTTGTTTAGTAATCTCTCCGCTTCTTTTTAGGCCTCTTTGTTCTTTAATAAGTTTTCTTTTAGCTTTGCGTAATGCTTTTTTGCTTCTGTCCATCATTGCAAAAGGAGTTATTACACCTCTTTCATTTCTTAATTTATCTAAATTATATGCCATTTTATCTAAGTGTTATGTTGAATCCTACGGATCCGTTATATATTTTACTATCCCAGAACTTAGTATATTCACCTTCAAAGAATACACCTATTGATCTATTTAATTTCCATCCAAAATTTATACCAGCTTGAAAATCTTCCCATTGCTCAAGCTCTGAGTCTTGTCTTAATCCACCAAGCCCCCAGTTATTACGGTTTAAATAGCTAAAGTCTTCATCACCTTCAACATATTTATGATATGGTAATAAATAAGAACCGTACGCGTGAAGCCAAAAATTTGACTTGTAATGATAAAAATCAAAACCGACGATTGGTGAAACTACACCGAAAGGGTCTAATAAATCCCATTGCTCATTATTATAACGATTAATTAAAGATTCAAATATAGTATCGCGAAACTGTAAATCCGTATAAGCTACAGGATTACCTTGTGGGTCATACCAGTAATAATCATATACTTCTTCGCCGTCAATATTAATAGTTACCCATTGATCAGTAAAACCATAGTTATAACCTAATTGATACCAATAATTAACAGGATAGCCATTGCTATCTGTTTCATTTAACCATATTTCAATTGGATTATATCCGTAAGCTCTTTCATGTGTACGATACATTGCACCTGCTGATAAGCTAAACTTTTTACCAATAGGCAATTTAGCTCTAATTTCTGCTGATTTATAATTAAAATCAACTTTTCCTTGTGCTCTACTCTCAAGCTTTATCATATGATAATCGCCGCTCCATTTTACAAAATATCTATGGTTTTTAAATATTTCGTCTCTAGATCTTTCTTTTTCATAATGAAACAAATACTCTAACCCTTTAATTGAAGAGTTAGGCGCTGTCATAGCTACGTTAGTTTCTGTACCGTTAAAATAGTCTTTAGTTTTTCTTTCGTAATCAAATCTAGCTATTTTACGAAAACCAAATCCATAACGATAATCAAAATCATAATAATCTGTTCCGTCAACAACGACAGGTGGTGTGTATAAGTTTCCATCTGGGTTTGTTCTTACAAAATAATCTTTAGGATTTTCTTTCGGATTCTGGACATCTCCCGCAACATAGAAAGTACCATATTTAAATAATTCATTATAAATAGATTTAAAAAATTTACCTTTTTCTTTTTCTTCTTGTGCAGTAATATTAAAAGATATTAATAATACTAAAATACTTAATATTTTTTTCATGTTTTGTTAAGTTTATATAATATATGTAATTACTTATTTTTTACGTCTTTTAACGTTTTTTACTCTTCTTGGCTTGCCTGCTGGCTGCCCCAGCCTTTTTTTCTCAGCTATTTTAGCTTTTTTCTCTGCTGCAGTCATTTCGCCGGCTGTTTTAGGTGTTTTGCTTGATACTCTCTTACTTGGTCTACAATAAGGCGTACCACGCTTTTCGCCTTTACGTCTACCGCAAGGTTTTCCTGTACGAACATCAATCCATTTTTCTTTAAACCATCGTTTAAGCGCTAATCCTTTTTTAGTTTTTCTTACTGCCATCTAATATTTTTTTAGCTTTATTTCTTGCGCATACCATTTTTTTAGCATAGCTAGGATTCTTTTTTCTATTAAATACATATTGTTGATTTAAACTACCAACAATTTTTTTAATATTACCTTTTCTTGTTTTTATCATCCATTTAGCTAAAGCATCGCAAGATAATTCTTTAAATTTACCTTCCGCGTCGGGAGCGTCAGAATCTTTCCATGTAGGTCTTTTACTTTTTGCCATGTCTCCTTTTTAATGCCATTTTGCACCTTTTAGCTATAGCTGCTTGTTGTGGTTTTTTACCATATTTAGCTCTTTGCTCCATAACAGTTAATATCTGTATTTTACGCGCATAAGGCTTATTAATTTTTTTTACTTTAGCGCAGGTTGCTCTAGCATCTGCAACGGTTGCATATTTAATACTTACAGTATCTTTTGGATTTTCATCCGTATACAACCGTCTTCCAGATCCTTTAGGTTTTTTACCTGTACCTTTTTTTGGGTCAGCCACTATTTTTTCTTTTTCTTTTTGCCGCCATGCTCCATAGCCATAGCTTCTTTTTTAGTGTGCCCACATCCCATTTTTTTAAATTTTAAATGGTCTTTAAATGTTTTTGCATCTTTTACACTTCCGTCCTTACAATACATTTTGTGAGGCTTAAAGTTTTGTGCATCCATTTTCATACCTGCTCTATAATCTGTTCCTGGCATAATTTCTAATTTTTAATTGTTTAACTTATTTTTTTGATTTGTTTCCCCAGTTTTTAGCACCCACTTTTCTACATTTTGCTAGCGCCCCGCTGGCATATGCAGAAGGAAAAACTTTGTACCTTGCCTTTACTTTGTGATAACATGCGTCTTTTTTACTCATAGTTATTTTAATTTAATCTTTTTAAGTTTTAATGGTTTAAGCTTTTTAGTTTTTAATTTACCACCTTTATCGTCGCCTAATATATCTCTATCTTCTTCAATATTTAAAGTCCAGCCGTCCCAACCTAATATTAATGCAACTTTTTGCCAAGTTTCTGTTTCGTCATCGGAAACAGCTTTGACTTGCTCATATAGCCTCATAGCTTGATCAACTGGTATATTTGCTGTTGCTGAAATTAATCTTGCAGCAGACATTGCAGCTGGATTATCTAAACTTATTCCAGCGTCTTTAACTTCATCCATTTCATAATCAAATACATAAAGTGCTTGTCTTATTTGAGTTACTTTACGATCTAATGGCGGTGCAACATCAAATAATTTCCATGCAGCTTCTCCAAATTTAGGCACTGGTTTATTTGCTCTTCTTGCAACATCAACTGCAACATTTTTACCCATCATAACTATATTGCCATAAATACCAGTACCTCTTAATACAGAATCAAACATACCTTCTGCTGTTTTTGCGAGTCTTTCTTGTGACTTTTCATCATCTTCGTCGTCGAATCCCATTGCAAATAAAGCTTGCTGCATAGCGTTGAATAAGAAGTTTTGAACAAAACTATAATATATTAATTTAGACCAATTAGTTTTCCAATCACCACGTTTATTTATTATATCTTGCGCTGCTCTTTTCATTAATCTAGCATACTGCATAGGTGTATTAGCAAACGCTAATATTACACGACCTAAAGCAGATGCTTGTTGTTGAGATATTCTATCAGGCCTACTAGACTGTTGTGTTTCTTCTGATATTTCTCTAAAATCTTGGAAAGCATTTGCCTCGGCTTCTTCTAAAGTTTGTCCTCTATTTAAATAAGTTTGAGTTCTATTTCTAAAAAATGTTGATCCTCCAATTGCAATAGCAAAACTATCAGCATATCTGGTTAAAACAAAACCTTTATTAAGCAAAAGACTTATTACACCTCTAACACCACCTCTTTCTGCTTGTTCTACAAGCTCTGATTCATTTATATTTAGCTTTAATCCACCTCGTCTTTGCATTAAATAATCAGAATTAAATAAACGTATAAAATCTTTCCAAAATTGTGGTTGATTAGCCCAAGCTTGACCAGCTTTCAATAAATTATTATCGCTCCAGTTTATAAAATTTACTGAAGAAATGGTTTGTAGTAAAGCAGATTTTCTATTTAAAAACATAATTGTACCAACTGCATTATTAAGCCAGTCCAACATGTCATTAACTATTTTATTTCCTCCAGGGTTTCTATTAACACCCGTTTTCATTCTTCTTAAAATATCTTCTAAAGCACTTCTAAATCCTCTTCCAAATAAACCTTCTAATTTGTTTAAATTTTCTTCTGTAAAAATTTCATCAACATTTTTTTGCCACTCTTGTAAATGTTTAGCCCTTTTCGATGTATTTATATTTTGCTTTAAATCTGTACTAATATTTCCTGATTCCCAATTATTATCAGGTTTTACATACCCATCAGATTTATTAATTAATATTAAATTATCTGCAAAATCTTTAAATATTTTATCTTTTTTAATAATATTTACTAAAGCATCTTTTTCAGATTTATCTAAATTAGGTATTTTCATACCCTGTTTATCCCATATATAAACCCTCACGGCGTCTTGCATTGTAAAATCACCATCTAATATTTTTTTATCTAATGGCGATCTGCTAAGTATACCAGCTTTTTTAGGTAGTTTAGGCAGTCTTTTTTTCAATTCTTGAAAGTCAGCCATAATAGCTGCTCTTTCTTTTTCTATATTTTGCATCGCAACACCAAATGGTTTAAATAAATTTTTTCTAAACCATTCTATAGCCTGTTCACCTTCTTTGCTTTTTGGTAATAAAGTATACATTAATCCTTGAAAGTCTTCCGCGCTTGGTGGTATAAAAAAGTTAAACATACCTTTTCTTTTACCCCTTCTTCTTGCTCTTACTGCAGAATATGTATCTGTAGCTAATACACCTGTTTTTTGCTCTATAATACTATTAAATTCAGCACTTAAATCAATATCTTTAGCTGCTTTTGCTTGTTCAACTCTTGATTTAACATCAACTTGATCTAATACATTTTTTACCGCTTGTACATTAGGTAAAGCATCATCAGCAAAATAAAAATCATTATAACCTTCTTGTGCCTTTCCTAACATCCATAATGATTTTGCTTCAGGGCTCCCGTTTGATAACCCTGTAATATTTTCTAAAGGTATATTTAATCCTATACTATCTAAAAATAATTTAATAGCCCCTGCAGCCTCCTGAGGTCTTGCTGTTAAAACAAATATATCTCCACTGCCAAATTTATTTTGTCTTTTTAATGCTAAATCTGCTAAAGGGCCTTTTCTGCCTTTTATAACCTTATTAAATTGTTCAAAATTAAATGTAGCGCCTTGTTCTTGTAACGATTCAGATTCAGAAGCAAATTGAGCTGGTGTTATTTCTCTTGTTGTGCCGTCTGGTAAATTAACAATAACTTTGCTATCACTAAAAGCTAAAGTATCATCAAAATCAAAAACACTAATACCTTTTCTTTCAATATTAATATCAACTTCTCTACTAGGTTTAGTAAGAGGCGAGCCATCTTTATTAATATCATATTGTTTTTCAAATGTAACACCTTCTAACGTTTTAATTCTTTTAAGGTTTATACCGCCATTATTAGCTACATCTTGATTTGCAAATCTTTCTATCCATCTATTATTAAATATATTCCAATTACGGCCCATCCCAAATTTATAAGATTTTCTTTTGCCATTATTATCTATATAAAATGCTGTGTCAACTTTATCCGCGTCTTTTTTTGATAAGCCTACTAACGCATAGTTTTGTACAACCTTATCTAATAATTGTATAAATGGTATTTCTTTTTTTACGCTGCCACGTATTAATTCTTTCCAAGCGGTAGAACTTTGCATTGCATGCTCCATTATTATTGGCTCATTATTTGCTACTGCAACTACATCATAGCCTGCTAGCCCAGCCATTCTTCTATGTAAATGCGATTTATCTTTAAAAGAATTAACCATAAAATGTATCATAGTTAAAATTCTTTCATTTCTTTGCTCTTTTGTAATATTAGGCTCGTTTATAAATTCATTAATAGCTAACCATAAATGCATACCAGCATTAACATACCTTTTACTTCTGTCTTTATTTTGTGAATTGGTATTTTTTTGCAGCATAGATCTTGTAAAAGGCGCACCTTTATAATAATTTTTCTCAGTATCAGTAAGTGCTTGTTTTCTTGTTGCTGATTTGCCATAAGAAAAATTCTTTTTACCAACCCAATTATTAGAAGCTTTTAATAAGTTTTGTTTAATTTCTTGAATTTGTTCTTTGCTAATATAGCCGCCCATTTCTAAACCGCTAGTAACAATACCAATATTTAATAATCCTGGATATTTATCAAGATATGGTAAAAATTCAATCATACCATTTGAATATCTTGTAACGTCATTGCCAACATTGTAATAAATACCCTCTAGACCCATTTCAAAAGCAAACTCTTTACTAGCTAAACCTCTTTCTATTTTTCTAGCGGCAGTAGCCTGCTCTTCAGTTGATAATGGTGATTTTTTTATTGCAGACGGAGCTAAATTAAATAAAAGCTCTTTACCAATTTCAGCAAAAAGTTTATTTCTTCTTGCTCTTATTGTAGAGTTTGGCTTAGTATTATTAGGCTCATAATAGCTATCTGTTGCTTCTTTATTAAATTCTAGTCTATCATATAAACTAACACCTTGCGCTTCATTTTCTACAAAAGCTCTTTTTTCGTCTCTTGCTTTCCTAATTTCTTTTTGCGTAGTTAAAGTTTTGTTAAATTTAGCAAAATTTTTATCTTCTAAGCTTCTTTCTGCTTGATATAAATACTGTATTGATAATAATTTTTTATCTGGATCAAATAATTTTTCAATATAATTATCATAAAAAGTTTTAAAATTACCAGCCGCTTTTCTTATTTTAGGCATTACTGCACTTTCAAATAAGGTTTTAATATTTTTTCTAAAATCAGGGTCGCTTGGGTCAAAAGCTTGGTCCTCTCCAAATATTTCATTAACAAATTCTTCTAAATCTTTTATATCATCTTCTGTAAGTATATCAATTTCATCTTCTATTTTAGGATTAGAAGTATTTTCTATGTTTTCGCTTAATATTTTGCTATCAATAGCGCTTTCTATGTCTGTTGCAGTTTCATCTACAATATCAATTGTAACACCAGCGTCAGTTTCAATAGACTGCCCTTGTGGTTTTTTTACATATTCTAATTTAACATCTTGAAAAGCTCTAAATGCAATACCGCCAGTACCTTTAGTTTCTTTTTTACCATAAATATAACTAAATACACTTCTTTTATTTCCGTCTAATACTGGGTTAAAGTTTTTAAATACTCTTTCTGTAATTCTTTCTCTTACTTTTCTTTTAATATCTTCCTGTATTTCAGGTGCTAGACCACTGGTATTTTCGTCTCTTTGTATTATACTATTAATAACTGGGTCTATAACAAGATTTACTTCTATTTCTGTATATATACCAGCTCTTGCTGTATCATTATTTTTAAAATCATCTTGCGTTTTTATATCTTCAGTTATATATTTGTCTAAAGCATTTTGACTGTTTTGTATTTCTTCAGATGATAATTCAACTTCAATAGAAGGTTTAGTTTCTTCGTCAATATCTGTTTTACCTGTTGTAACCGCTGTTTGTACAACATCAGCAACAGCCTCTATTGTTGGTCGAACTGAAGCGGGCTTAATTCCAGCAAAACTATTATATCTTAAAATTAATTCTAATGCGTTTTCGCCGTCAATTTCAAAAGGTATATCTTTTAATGTTTTTGAAAATGCTTTAGCAAAAGCGTCTCCCATTTGATTAAACATATCGCCTTGCTGTATATTTTCTAATGCTGTTTGTTGACTTAAAACATCTGATAACCCTGACAAATACTCATTAACTATTGTCATGTTATTTAAATCAAATTTACCATATACGCTTAATCTTTTTAGTAATTGATTATAAGCGTTTATCATTTTAGTGTCTTTTGAATTGGCAAATGCTGTATTTAATTCTTTTACAACTTGTGCTTTATCTTTATTACTTAAAGAATCAAATATAAAGTGCATAACCTCATGATGAACTACATTTGCGGAAGTACTAAATACACCTTTATTTTTAAATATGTTATTTTCAACATTTTCTTCAACAAACAAAGCTAAATCGCCTTTCATAATACCAGGATTATATACACGCATACCAGCTTCATTAACAGTGCCCTCTAGCATATTTATAACCTCGGGATCATTTAGCAAATCCGGTCTATTATTTTCTAGCCAAGTTTTTAATTCAGCCCTGGTAGCTCTCATTATGCCTTTTTTATTAGCAAAAAATCCAGTTTTATCTGCATTTATATAAGATAATAAATTTTTACCAGATGTATTAAAATATTCAAAATATATAGTTTTTGCTAGCTGATTATTATAGCTTTCAATTCTATTTTTTTCATTTTGAATTTGCGCTTCAATTGAAATACTTTTATTTGTTTTAAATTCGTTTTCTAAACCTGTAAGCTTTTCTTGAGCATTAACTTTTTCAATTTCAAGTTGAAACATAGCTTTTTTAGCTTCATAAGACAAATATTTGTTTTTTGAATTATTTACAATATTTTCTGCAATATCTATTTCTCTAAGCATAGAATTTTTTTCGTCGTTTGTTCTATTGCTATTTTTAATTTGTCTTTTTAATTCATTAGCTATTGCTCTTAAACTTGTAGGATCATTTAAAGCTGTTAATTCAGCAATACCTTCTGAAATAGTAAATTTCGTTGTACCAATAGCTACCTGAGTTGTACCAGCGCCTAATATAGTTTGCGCAGTAGTTTCTGCAATAAGATTAGCTGTTATAGGATTATCAGTAGCTAATGCGGAGTTTATTTCTTGTGCATTTTCAGTAACTACTTCTGCTAATTGTGAATAACCTAAGCCTTTTAAATAATTTCCTGCGTCTTTATTAATCTTGCCTCTTAAAAAGCCTCTAAACGCGCTCTTAGGCACAAATTTTGTAGCTTTACCAACTAAAAAAAGATTGCTAGCATAATCAAAAGCAGCATTTTGCAATCCTACCCTGTGAGCTTCTTGTAAAGCTTCTACAGCATCGCCATCTTGTATTACATTAAGAACTTCTTTTGCTCTTGTAGTTTCATCTAGCGTTAAAAACTCTTCATAGCTTACATTTAAATTTTGCGCGGCAAGTTTATCTATTAATTCAGAAGCAACAGACCCTCCTTCCTGCGCATATGTTGTATATCCAAAACTAATAAAAGCACCAAGCATTTGTGGTAATTGCTCAACAGCCACACCTGCTGCTTTATCAAAAGTTAAATGAAAATCATCCCATAATTCACTATCTCCATCATCTTCAAATATATGTATTTTTTTATATTGATTTAAATAGTTTTGTACTTCAGCAGATTCAATATAATTTTCCATATAAATCTGCTCATTTTTTGCTATTATGTCTTTATAATACTGTATTGCCTCATCCCTTGGTAAAGATTTATATGAAGGTACAGATGAAGAAATATTAGTTGTAGGTGATGCAATTGGCATAAAACTACTACCTACTTTAAATTCTGTTAAATCAGGATTATTATAAATTCTATCTAAATTAGCATTTGCTCTTTGTATTTGTCTAGCGGCATTATCTCTTGGAACATCGTCAACAACACTAGAAAATATTCTTTTCATTGAATTTGTAAATCTTTTCCAATATCCCGCGTCAAGTTTTTCTTGAGGTTGATTTGGTTCAGGTATTGAATCAGCCATTCTTGAAAAAATATAGCCCTTTTGTTCAACAGTTGGCAAATTTCCTACATATTTTTCATAAAAAGAATCAACAGCTTGGCTGGGACTTTGAGTTAATAAATAAGCCACACCAGAATTTATCTCCTCATCAGTTAAATTAGGAGCATATTTACTGTATAATGATTTATATATTTTTTCCATTAATTAAAATTTAGTAAAATCTAAACCACCTTCAAATTCCTCTTCGGTTAGCGGATTCTGGTTATTTAAACTTCTTTTCCAATTTTCAATTTTTAACATAAAACCATCATCAACTATATTGCCAGTTGCGTCTCTTGCGGGTGGCATATTTTGGTTCATTGGATCATAATATTGATAACCTTGTGGGGTTTGAATATTTCCAAAACTAATTCCTTCATAAAACCCTCCTCTTACTTGTCCTGTATAAAAGTTAATTACATTATCTTTTACACCTATTGACTTTAAATAAAACCTAAATAAATCTTCTTGATCTTTAAATATCATTGGATTTTGACCAATAAATATCCCGAATGGATCATTTCCGTATGCTTCATTAAATAATTTAACCTTATCAGCTTCGCTTAATTCATTAAATTCGTCTTTACTTATAGCAACAGTTCTATCATCATTATCACCTGAAGAATTTAAAGCATTCCATGCGCTATATATTTCACCTCTAGTATTAACATCTAAACTAGGATTAGCTAATCTTAATTTATTAACCATTTCCGAAGTAGATAAATTATTAAAAGTAAATTCAAAAGCATCATTTATAAAAGGGCCAGCTAATTTTATATCTTGTTGTAAACTCGCTGTAAAATCATTAGGATCAATAATATTATTATTATTGTTATTTCCGCCAGAACCTGAGCCTGAACCTGAACCTGAGCCAGAACTGGAGCTTGGTTCAATTACCGCAGGAGCCTCCGCCTTAACTAATCCAATAATTTTATCAATAGTCATTGTTTTCATAGCTTCAAAATCTAAATCTTCTGGTGCCTCTGCATACCCCAATTCTTCATTATATTCAAACATGTTAAGTATTTCTTGTTCTGAAAATAATGGTATTTTTGTTTTTTCATTCAAACGCAGTGGGTCAAACATAAAAGTATCTAATTCGCTTTGTGTAGTTATACTATCTTCTAAATATTTTCTAAGCGTGTACAACTCTGATTCTGGAATTTCAAGCTTCTTTTGTTTATATACGCTTGCTCTTGTTAGATAATTATTTATTTCTTGTAATTCAACGCTAGGCACTTCTTCCCATTTTAAATCATCAATAGTGTATTCGCCTCCAAAACCAGTATCAGTTTTAATAACTAATTTACCATCTTCGTTTCTAGTAGTTTTATAATTAGGATTTTTTATATTAAATATTCTTTCATTAAAATCTTCAAATTTACCTCTATTATTAAGTTTCCAGCTTTCAGATATATTATTAAAATTATCAATATAATCCGCGGTTTTTTGTTGTAAATCACCGTATTCGTCTCTGTATTGAACTAAAAGATTATTTTGTCTTGCAATTTCTGCATTTAGTGTTGCAAATTCAGGACTATCAACAGGTAATCTTGCTGCGTTTGTCATCATAAAAGTTCTTAAATTTGCAATATTTTGTCTTATTTGAGCTAATTCGCTATAAGCTTGTTCTTGAACGGGTTGTGGCAATAAAGGAATTAACGGGTTTTCTGGTAATTCGTTAAATATTTTTTGGCCTAAAAGATTTGATGCCATAAGCATTTTTTGCTCTTTTTCAAACATCTTAACCAGTTCGTTAGTGCTTTTTTGAATAGCTTTATTAGCTTCTTTACCTGCAACTAAACCTAAATTATAAGGTTGATTTCTATATGCTAATGCAGCACCTAATATTAATGTTTTATTTGCCATAATTTTAAAATATTTTTTGGAATCCTTTTCCAAGTTCGCCAAATCCACCTGCTCCTCCAACAGCACCCGCTATTTGCCCTAATCCCCCTACCAATTGTTGAGTTGCTTGTGCTCTTGCTTCATTTGCAGCCGCTAATCTTTGCTGAGCCATTCCAAATAAAGTTCCTTGTTTTTCCATTTCCATTTGTTGTGATTGTCTTTCGCCAGCAGCAACTGCTCTTTGCCTAGTAGCTTCACCTTGGGCACCTAACATTGCATTTCTTTGTTCTTGTTGAGCAATACTTGCTGAAGCTTGTTGAGCAGCCTGTACTTGTGAATTAGCTAATGATTGAGCTAATGCGGCTATACCGCCCCCACCTGCAGCAGCTGCTAAATTATTCATAATATTAGCAGCCCCTTGGGCGCTTTGTTGTGCGGCAAAATCAGCTGCCTGTGTATTTACAGTTAAATTTTCAAATGTATTTGTAATATTTTTGTATGGATTTGAAGTGTCTAAAGCTTCGTAATCAGCTTTTCTTTGCTCCATTTCTTGCCTAGCTCGTCTTTGTTCACGCCTTCTAGCGCCGCCACCAATTAAACTACCTGCAACCTGCGCTATACCACCTAAAGCTTGACCAGCGGCGGCAACAGGGTTTAATTGTCCCATAAGCCCACCAGCAAGATTTTTCATAATATCTTGTGTCTGTTGTGAAAGATTTATTGTTTGCGTTGTTCCGGTTGTTGTTGTATGACTTGACATATTATAATTTTTTTATATATTTATTATTACGTATTAACTACTTATACTAATTTCGCTACCTACTGAATAAATTTCTTTAGAATCTGTTGATGTGTTTTGCATTTTAACTGTTGCAAAATAACCTAATAACCCGCTTGTTTGCCATTCTGCATTTTTAACATAAAATATAAAATACGCAGGTGATGATGGTGGTGAAGATGTTGATGTAAAATCAACAGTAATTGTTGTTGATGTAATAGCTGTTACAGGGCCTATTCTAGTATTAGCGCTGCTGCTTGGGTGTACATAATATAAATCATCTCCAATTTGTAAATCTTGTGGAACCGCATTTGCAAAAGTATATACTCTTAAATTACCGCCACCACTAGCATTGCTTGCCCAGTCACCAACGCCTTGTATATTATAAGCTTTTGTATCTATTGTACTTTGTGTTTCAGCAACACCTTTTATATAGTTAAAATATTTATTTTCTTTTTCAATAAACGAGGACACAACACCGTCTTGTTGGTCGGTAACTATACTAGCACATGTCCATCCGCTATCTCCTTCATAATTTAATGTTCTAAAGTTTTTCATATTAGCCGGCGCTGTATTTAATAAAAATTCTACAAATGGTGTTGTTGCGCTGCCATAAAAAGTATTTCTTGTGCCAACATGATGTTCAAATATATGGCCATTTTTAAATGTAAAATACTTATTTTCTAAACTAAAACCAGCTTCTGGTATAAATGATTTTTTACTTACCCAACCGTTTATAGATTCTGAAAATGAAACTGTACTATTAGCATTACTTTCATGTGTGCTAATATTATATTGATGCTTTCTAACATCGTATGATCCAACCATTAATCCATTGTTAGCAGCTAAAGCGTCTCTAAAAAAGTCCTTCATTCCATAACCAGATATTTCTTCCATACCATCCATAGAATGTCTTACAACTACACCTCTTTTTTTATCAGTAAAATAAGATCTATGTGTATATGCCGCAAAGCTTTCTGGATTAGTAGATATGCCATAGTTTGAATTATAAGGCATGGCTTGCCCTAATACAGCTTTATTAGATGTTATATTAACATTTCCGTCAGCATTAAATAATGCGTCTTTATTTGTTAATATTTTTACAACTTTATTTTCGCAATAAGCTATTACATCATTATATCTTGTATGTAATAATTGAATACTTCCATAATCTGGATTTATTTCTTTTGTAATATCTTCAGCAATAATAAATTGATTTAATCTATTTATTGCGTTTTTACCATTATATATTTGAGAAAATATTAAATTATTTTTTAATGTTTCTTCAATATATGGTTTATCTTCAAACACTGTAGATACTCTTACTCCTTTGCCAATTGCAGGTGTATTAAAATCGTCTCTAATAGTTAATGATTCAACACCATTTTCAAAAGTAAAACAATTATAATAAGAAAGCACATTGTCATTACCGTGATTACTAGATACTGTAAATACTTCTTGTGTTTCAAAATATATATCAATATCAGTATCATCTTTTGGTAATACTTCAAATATAGGTGGTTCAGGTATACCTATTAGCTCATCTTCTTTTCTAAACTTTAATACTGATATTTGCATTACATTATCGGCATTCCCAGGGTTACCTGCAGTTTCTTTATCACCATTAAAAATTAAATTTTGCGCTAATTGTTTATCTAGCTTTATTAAATATACAGCCTGTCCGTCATTAAAATCTTGTTGGCTTCCAACTTTTGCACTGCCGTCTAATTGAGCACTAACTGTAACGCCTCTTTCAAGATATTTATATACTCTTATTATCTTATAAAGTTGATTATCTATTGCATTACCAGCGGCAACTTGAGCACGTGATCTATCAAATCTTAAATACACATCATCATTATCTGTATTATAAAGATTTTTATTTGAAGGTGATTCTTCAAGACCTGTAATAAGAGGCAATGTTGCATAATTTGCTGTTACGTTTGCAAATGCTAAATCAGTTCTTATAGCAAAGTGATAGCCATTATCTAATTCATCGTTTGTAATAAAACCTCTTGCCGCTAAATACGATTGCCCTTCTCCATAATTATTTTGATTTGACGCTAAATGATTTGTGCTACCATCAAATCCACCATCATCTGGGCTTGTTGCGCCAACAACCCCATTTCTTGTTATAGATGAATCACTATTTGCTAAACCACCACCATACATATGAAATTGCCTTGGGTCATTGTCAGTTTGATCACCATCTAAAGATATTGTGCTTAAAACTTGTAAATTATTTAAATCTTCTTCACCTTTTAATTCTTGTAATAATGTAGAATTATTTTTTATCTTTATAAAAAATTTACCTTGGTATTCTTCTTTACCGCTTTCATCTACGGTATCTACTATAACCATTTTAACTCCACCTCCATAAGAATTATCTGTTCCGTCTAAAGTGTCATCTCCACCAACTAATGTAGCGCCTGCATTAACGGTGCCATCAGTCATATCAAACAGTTTATCTTGTTCAAAATTTTCATAAAGAACTTTTACATCGTCACCAAACTCTTCGGTAAAATGTAATTCAAAATCATTATCATCTGCTAAATCTATTTCTTTATTAGCAACAGTGTAAATATCTGTTTCACCAGCACCTGTAACAAACTTTACTTTAGCGCCTGGATTTAAAAGATTATATGCCTGTGTGCTAACACCATCTGTAGTATCACTATTTATAACACCACCGCCCTGTACTTTATTCTCGCGAAACTGAAACATTGCACTAATAGTTACTCTATTTCTTCCAGGTACAGGTGTTGATCCTGGTTTTAATAAATGCTGGTCTCTATCTTGCTCTAGATTTTTACTAAAAACAAATATATCTGGCACATAAATTTCTTTCAAAGGTTTTGCTAAAAAAGGTGGTGGGCCTGTTGTAAATTTATCTAATACTTTAAATTCTTCCGTAATATCAGAAACATTATTTCCTCTTTTCTTTTTTAATACTATAGTGTCATCAACATCAACTTTATTAACATCTGCAGATGGTACAGCTATATATATAAAACCTTCTTTATCTTGATAAAAGCTATCACCAATAAAATTATGAGTTGTAGATGAAATTTCTTTTATAAAATATTTATATGAATTAGCAAAAGCGGGTGCATCAGAAGTTGTTTTAACTGTAAATTGCGTCATAAATGAAGCGCTTTCTTGATCAACTTTTATTATACCGCTGTCATCAGTTAATACCGGTGTTTGTCTACCAAACTCATCCATATATACAATACCAAACTGATATGTTCTTTTTGATTTTATAGATTGTCTTTCATCTCTATTTGAAGAGCCTGGGTTATATCTATTTTTTAATTCTATTTCAAAAACAGGTTTTACATCTGCGCCGTTAGAATCTATTAAATTAAAATTTTCTGTATAATTACCATATATTAATCTATTGGCAGTAATTTCTTGTGCTAATGCTTTTTTAGGCACATTATCAAATAATCTTAATAATTGATTTGATGGTAATGTTTTAAATATTTGATCATCTTTTACAGTAAATGTGCTAGCAATAGTTCCATTACTAGCTCTTTTAATTGTATCAACAAGATAACAATTTGTGCTTACGGAGTCTTTATATATTATATCTATTTCATCAACATCGGCATGTATATTATGTGATAAACCTGTTAAAGTTAATGTTCTGAGACTATTAACCATAGCTAAATTTGCGCCTGCTTTTATATCATATTCTATTCCAGTGCCTGCCCCTACGGTAGGATCTGGTAAAAATGCAGCATTAGAAAACGGAGAAAAACAAGAATATTGCCCGTTATTATATTTATATCTATATGCAAATCTAGGAAACTTTTCTTTAAATAACGGCTCATCTTCTTCTAATATGCATGTAAACGTTACTGGGCCACCTGGTGATCTTTTTGAAATACTTAATAATGTTGCGTTAGAAAATACACCCGCGTTACCGCCTCCTTGTTGAGTATAATTACTAGCTAATTTTATTCTTGCTTTAATTGTTTTTACAGTATTATCTGATTCTGTAAATTTGTGAGTTAATATAATTATGTCGTTAGCTTGGTAATTTGGATCTGTTGCCGTTCCGTTGGCAATTTTAAATTTACTAACACCTGTTTGAGAAGATGAAAATTGAAAACCAATATCTACTGAGTTTACTAAATTACCAACACTATTAGAAGCACCAAAGTCTACATCTACAAATATAGCTGTACCACCCGCAGTTCCTTTATCATTTCCGCCAGTAGCTCTAACAGAGCTGCTCATTGTTAATGATGGCGCTGATAGTGGTGATTTTTTAATAACAGTTATTCTTTCAGCTGTCAACCCTGTACTTGTACCTGAAGATCCTGAAGTTTGACTTCTCCAATATTCAATATCAATTTGTCTAGGCTCATTTAAATTATCTGTAAAAAATAAAAAGCCATCTAAAACATTAGCGCCCGTTATATAATTATTAGTATTAAAATTTAATACACTTCCGCTATCAACTAATATTGTATCGTATGTATTTGTGCCATAATCCCATTCAGCTATTAAATCTTTTGCAGAAGATGTTATAAACCAATATACTTTACTATTTTCAATATCTTTTGCAACACCTATGCATTTTGCACTACTTAAACTTATACTATCCCTTTGAGTATTACCTAAAATATTTTTTAATGCACCAACGTCGCTGCCCTCAGAATAGTCAACGTCAACATTTACCGCATCTCTATATTCACCATTAGGAAGCAATCTTTCATCAAGGTCTTTATTCATTTTACCTTTAATAAAAGCATTTTTTATTTCTGGCATATTTTAATGTTTAATTCGTTTTGATTTATTTCTCATTACTTGCGCTAATTCACGCGGATTCAGATTAGCTAATCTTAATTTAGCAGTTCTTAATGCTGCAAATCTATCTCTCTTATATCTTCTAATAATATATTCAGGAGCATTTGATCTTGCGCTCATAACTGCATAAACGATGTGTTTATATATAGCCTCTTCAGCAAATTTATGAACACGCATTTCTTCGTCTGTTCCCATACCGTCAGAAACATATTTTAATGTTATAACTTTACCAACTAAGTCAGCGCTAAAATGTATTTTACCGTTTACTTCATCAATTATAAAATTACCATTTCTATTTGCTAATTCTGGATTAATACCATATCTTTGACCAAATTCGTTTACTCTTTGGTTTAAACTATCAATATCGTCTAGGCTATCATCAATAAATGTTGCTGTAACATTATCCATATTAGCATCTTTAAATCTTCTAGACGCCTCTGGTGTTTGAGTTAATAAACTATCGTCGTCGTCAAATAAATAATTATACTGATCATCTTGCGCTATAGATTCACTTGGTATAGAAGTTAATCTACCTGGATATATATGATGTTCTACACCTAAAGAATCAACTCTAGATATTTGAACATAGTCAACATAATCTTGTGGCATAACCATAGCTAAACTATCTGGAACTTCTATTTCTTGTATTTTTTCAACTTTAGCTACATCATAACTAAACTCTTGTATTCCTCTTTTCGCATGGAACAATACATCTGTTCTTTTTATTCTTGGAATAACTTTATCTTTACCAACATATGAAATCATAAAATTATTAACTATATCACTCAATGATATATATCTATAATTACCAGCAATTACAGGGTTAAGTAATCTAACTTCAATAACATCACCTACAGTTCTACCTGATGTAAATATTACTTTACCCGCGTTTCCGCCTGCTGCGCTATAGCTATATAAGTTATCATCTACTTCTGTATTATTTACAAGTACAATAAACTTAGATTTTGCAGAAGGCAAAGGATCTAGTGTTAATAGAAACTCGGTCTGGTTAGCTGTTGCCGTAAACTTTTGACCGGTTTTATAATATTGGTATTGTGTTTGATTTATGAATCCCATTTCTTATGCTTTTTCTTGTTGTACGTTTTTAGTATCTTCTCCGCTAGCTACTGCATAAACGTTATTATCTTTAATTACTATTCCAGCTAATGCTAATATTTTAATTACCAATTCTGTTTCTTCTGATTCATGTAATTCAAAATTAACAGATGTTGCTGAATTATATAAACCCGTCGAACTATTAGCAGCCCATTCAACCGTTGTTGGCACTTTAACATAATTAATATATACACCGCTTGTTATTTGCGCTGCTAGACCTGTGCTCGCGTCAACATCGCCATATACTTTTATTCCAGCGTTGTCTCTTATAAATATAGGAAATTCATTTGATGGTTGAGCAATAGGTGATTTTAAAATATATAACCATTCTTTTTGGGTTAGTTGCTCGGCCTCTCGGCAAGAAGGGCAGTTTGTTAATATAGAACCTAATCTATATAAATCAGCTGGCAATGTAGTCCCACCTGATACTGATATTTGTACTTTTTCAAATATGCTAATTTTTTCTTCTAGTATTTCTAACATGTCGGCATAGTCGGTTTGATTACCTGGTATTCTGCCGAATTGATTTAAATCATAAAAATACTGTTCAAATATATCAAGCTGAGCTTGATTTGCAATAGTATTAAACTCCTGAGGTGTTAGATAGCCTCGCTGCTCTTTATTTATTATAGCTAATACTCTTTGGTATACTGTGTTTACGTTTACTGCCATTATATTTTTATTATAGGTTAAGGCCCACAAATGCAGGCCTTACCTACATTTTGTTTACTTTAGTTTCTTTTCAATTGTTTGATATACTTCAATACCTTCATCAGTTTTAAAGTATGCCGCTAAAGCAGAATATGGATTTTCATCGAATGGAACTGTCATAAGCTTTCTATCATTTGTACCCCACATAAACGTTCTTTGGTCATTTGATAATTTTATAATACCTAGTTCAGTAGCTTTAATTCCAATATTTCTAATATTTATATTTTCATCATTAGCTAATTCTAAGAACAAATAAGGATTTTGCCTAGCAAATAGTAAGCAATCTCTTTTTATCTCCTTAGAACTCATCTTAGATACCTTATTTCCAAGCTCAGTCCTCAATATAGCTTCCATTCTATCTATTTCTAAAGTTTGAGCTGTATTTAATGCTGCAATTTCTGCTTCAAGATATTCCATATCATTTTCAGCAATTTTTACAGGATTATATTCTTTAAACTTTTGGTTATTCCAAGGATGTAATTCTAAAAATTTTTGTAATGTTTGTTTTTCTTTTGGAACATATAATTGTCCGTCTCTAAAAATAATGTGGCTTAATCTTTGCGGTCCTTTCATTTCATCAACAAATACTGTTTTTTGATTTTCACAGTATTTCATTTCTCTTTCATAGCCTAATTCTTCATCAAACCAAAAAAGCCCTCTGCTTTTTAATACATATACGATAGGTGTTTGATTTAAATTTAATTCATATACCTTATCTCTATATGTTGGTTTTACAGCTTTTTTAATTTCTGCTTTTTGTTGAACAACTTTTTGTTCAACAACTTTTTCTTTTTTTGTTTTTTCCATGATATAATATAATAAAAATTTAAAATAAAAGGGCAGGGTGCCGAAGCACCCATTCCTTTATATTAATTGTGATTAAGAGTCAAATCTGATAAAGTTGTTAGCAGCTTGTGTTACTAAACATCTTTCAGAAAGATAGTGTACTTCCATCTTATCAACACCTGATGCAGTAGCTCCTCCTACTGATCCAGTAATCCAAGATTTCATTCTTCTATCATCCATTTCAGAAGCTCTATATCTTACGTGTAAGAAAGGTCTTCTAACATTTTTACCTAACATTTGGTCGTATACAGAAGATGTACCTGCTGGCACTAAAAGTCCTTTTAATCCACCTACATGACCTCTTGTAGAAGCATCATTTAGATATTTCCAATCAGTCTTATAGAAGTCATAAGAACCTCTTCTAAATCCAGTAAACCCTAAGTTAAGTGCCATGTCAGCAGAGTTTTCAAATACACCGTAATTAACACCGCCAGTTACATGTGGGTTTAATCCCGCTAGTAAATCGTCGATGTATAAGTTAGCGTCTCTATCTAAGAATAACATATTCTCTTCAATTGAACCTTGCTTGTCTAATTCTTTTAGTAAAGCATCAAACTCAGCAAGTTTATCAGGAGCAGTTGTAGAAGAATCAAATTGATTCGTTGCTACTATACCTCTGTTTGCAATTGCAGCTAATAAACCTTCAGAACCATCTGGAACACTTGCGCTAGCGTCTGCTACAGATTTTTCTGCTTCAATCATTGTCATTTCTAAATAGTCCTCATATCTTACTCTAGTATCTCCTTCAGATTTTAAATACCATAGGTAACCAGCTTGCCCAGCTTCTCCACTTACTTCAACCCACCCGATTTGAGCAGTATCAGAACCAGAAATTTCAAAGTGATCTTTAATAATTAAAGGCTTATTAGTGAAAGACTTGAACACAGGCTCTACAGAATTTAACATAGTATCAGTACCTTTTCCGAATTCAGAACCATAAACAAAGAACTTAATCGCTTGATTGTCAGTTGCAGCAATACCTGCGATATTGTCAACGTTTGTACCACCGTAAGGTCTAATTTTTAAAGTGTCGGTTGCTGTTTCAATACCTTCTTCAACGAAAGCTTTGAATACAACGCTATTAACAACAGCTACTACAGTTGCGCCTTTTCTTACAGCATGCGCTTCTGTTGCACCTGAATCAATACCAACAATATTATCAACTACACCATTAGTTGGATTAATTTCTCCAGTGTAAGCTAAGTGTAATCTACCTTGCTCAGACCAAATAACTTGATCAGAAGCCATAGGCATTTCAGCACCTACCATTCTCAAAAACGAAGATACAGATCTATTTCCATATCTTTCTACTTCTTGAGCATATAATTCAGGTAAATACTGTTGTGACCAGTTTGCCCCACCTGAACCATGAAAGTTTAAATAGTTACTCTGTAGCGTCATTTTCTGAGCTGCTGGCGTAACTATACTGCCGGCGATTGGGCCAGCAAATGAAACATTATTGTTTGCCATTTTTCAAAAGTTTTAATAGTTTTTTAATTTTAGTTTAATTCCTGACAAATCATCTCCGCTAATAACTTTTGCTTTTATGCCACCAACTTCAATCTCTTGGTGCGCTGACCGTGGATCCATATTAATGTTTTTTGCAGACTTAACAGATTCTTTAATAGCATCTGCTTTGCCTTGCTCATAAAAATGTTGAGCTATAGCGTCGGGATTCATCGCGGTAAATAAAGCTTTATGATAACCAGCAGCATCAGCCATCTTATTTTCTTTATCTAAGAACTTCTTAGTAAAGTTATTAATGTCGCTCTGGGTTTCTTTAACATTATTTACATTCTTCACATTAAACCTAAATCTCTTATCTCCGACATTATATTCAAAACCTTTGAACTTATCGTTAAAAAGCGAATTGGTTTTATTGTTAAACGCATCTCTTTGAATTTGCGTTATTTGTTCTTGCTGTTCAGACTCCTTATTATATCTATTAAAAAAGTCTAATGCTTCTTTAGCTTCAGGAGTTAATCTGTTACCAGCTTTAATTTCTTTATAATAATTATCTTTTTTTAATTGAAGTTGTTTTTTTGCTTGTGCAACTTCTTCTTTAAAAAGTAATTTTTTTCTTTTAATAGTTTTTACATCATCAACTTCTTCATCATAAGAAAATTTATCATCAATTAAAAATACAATTTCATCTGGTGATAAGTGAGGTTTAGTTTGAGAATAATATTCATTTAATAATTCCATATTATCAAATTTCTCATAATCTTTATTTAGCTCAACATAATCTTCTAATGTGCCTCCTGTTTCATTCATAAATTTTACTAAATCTTGAATGTTTTGAGGATATTCTATTGATTCTTGTGTTTTTGTTTCCGGTAATACTTCTTTTTGTTCCGGTGCGGTGTCGGCAATCTCAGGGCTTGCTTCCACTCCTGTATCGTCAACTGTATCTTCTTCATCTGTTATTTCTTCAAGTATTACTTCTTCTGTTTCTTCTTTTTCTCCGGCAGATTCTTCAACTTGCTCTTCGACGTTTTCTTCAGAAATTTCTCCGCTAGTTCCGGATTCGTCGCGAACAGGTACCTCATCTGCGACTTGCTCTGTAACGGCATCTTGTTCTTGTTTTGGGGGTTGTGTTAAATCTACCTTGTACATACCAGACTCCTCGTCGAACCCAGCATTTTTTTGTACTTCTTGTTCTTTTTCTTGTAAAGACTTTTCTTCGGTCTCTACGGCTTTTGCTTTAATTTCTTCTGCCATAATAAAATATTATATGATTATACAATTTATATATTACCTAGGTTCAAAAACACCTAAGTTAAAATCACCGCTTAAAATATCATTACCTGCAGATTCAAAAGATTTTGGAGGTAAGTTATTTTTACGTTGATTTATAAGTTCACTTTGTTGACTTGCTTGAATTTTTGTTCGCTCGTCTTTTCTATCTTCTTTTTCTTTAATTTTTTCTTTTTCAATATTATTTTTAGCACTATGCAGCTGCATATTCATTTGAAATTCTAAAGTCATTAATTCTTTTTTCAAATTAGCTTCAGCCATTAATTTTTGCATTTCTAAATTACTTTTAGCTGATTCTAATTGTATTTTACTTTGAGTAAGTGATTGTTGCTTTTGAACCTCAGCAGCAGCAGCAACTTGTTGTGCTTGCGCATTAGCTTGTGCTTGTGCCTGTATATTTTGCTGTTGCATTAATTGATCTTGTTGCTGCTTTTTCTTTCTTCTTAATTTTAAAAGTTGATTAGCTAATTTAACATTTTTAATTTGTCTTAAATCAATAGCGTCTTCTAGTTCAATATTATTTTGTGCAATAGCTACTTGGATATTATTTTCTAACATTTGTTTTTCTTCTTCATCTGGCTCTAATTCTAAAAATATACCAAAATCATGCAGATGCAATTCTGATAATTCATCTAAAGTTGCCACATTATGAGAACCTATAGATTGTATAAAAGCAGTTGCCGTAGGAGAATATTCTAAAACATCTGATATTCTTAATGATATTTTTTCAGCAGTTTCTGCAGTTAAAAATAATCCACTTTGTAATATGTGTCTTGTAGCAGTGTTACTATTTGCGGCTGCTAATTTTTGAATTCCAACTAAGGCATTTTTATCTGGTGTACTTGCGTCTCTTGCTTCATTTAAACCAGTAGCATCTCTAATCATTTGCATATAATAGTTATAAGTACTTATTAATGCAGCTAATTTATTTGTGCCAGCGGAATTATTTATTTCTTGAATAGGAATTTTTCCCGGATTTAGTTCTCCATCTGAAGTAAATGATCTACCAATTATACTACCAGTTTGGAAAAACATATTTAATGCTTCTTGTGGATTATAATTACTACCATTTCCTAAGTCTATTTCAGCTAAACCATCGGCATCTACATAAACACCATCAGGAACCATTCTTGAAAGAATCTGCTGTATTTTTAAATGCGTTAATTGAATCATGTCCGCAAAACTAGTTATTCTGCTAACTAAAGATTCAACAGATCCATTATATATTCTAGGCGCAACTATAGAATAATTCATTTTTACTTTGCTAGAATCGCTTTTTTCTCTTAACATGTTTTCGCAAAGATTCCATTTTAAAAGTTGTTTTGAGCCTGGTATATATACACCTTCATAAAGCACCTCCACATTTCTAGCTATTCTTTCAAATCTTAAACCTTTAGAATCAGGTGGAGGATTAAAAGCGTCTGTTTTTCTAATAATTTTTTCAGCGCCTGTTGCAGTTTCTTTAACTTTATAAACCTCATTCATATATGTTTTATAATTAAAATATAAAACTTCTATTGCGTTATTATCTGTTTTATCATGCCTAGATGTATATCTATTAAACAAATTATAACTAGAACCTCCATTTTTAGTTATTGATTTTAAATCTTCGTCAGTTAAGTTTGGAAATTCTTTTTTAAGGTCTACTAAGTTTATAGTTTTCATTTCACCAACATAATATATATCATCAAAGTATGGCGAATCTGAATGTGAATACACTATATTAGCAGGGTCAACATATTCTATTTTTATTCCTTCTGATAAATTAAATGTATTTTTAACACAGCCCATTCCTAATACAGCTAAATCATAATAAAATCTTTTCTTTATTAATTCATAGTTGTTTAAATTAAACACTGTTTCAATTGCTTGCTCTTCTGCAATTTCAATTGCTTGCTTATAATTTAATTGCATATGAAGCTGCAATTCTTCATTATTTGCTGGAAGTTGATCTTGTGGTGTGCTTTGTAAATTAATTCCAAAATTTTCTTGTATATATTGTGTTGTATCTTGCGTTTGCATATCAACTAACATTCTTTTCATATACTCAGTTCTCTGATTTACACCATGAGGATCTTGGGAAAATGCCTTAATATCATATGTTCTTTCAGCAATACCATTTACAACTATATCAACAAATTTTGGTATAATAGGTACAGGCTTCCAATCTAAATTTAAATATGATAAATCACCATTAATAGATAATTCGTCTTTATATTTTTGTGTTGACTGTTCGCCTCTAGCATACAATCTTAATTTATGAAAACGATTTTGATTTTGTAAATATCTGTTTATACCAGAAGATTTTTTAAACCATTCATTTTCTATAGCTTTAGCAACTTCTAAGCCATACTGCATTGATAATTTCTCATCGTCACTAACAGCTTGACTTGGAAAGTAGTTTTTCATAACTGATTCAGCCATAATTTTTTATTATTTTTGATATAGTTCCTTTATTTTCGTATTTTGAAAAATTGATATTAACTTTTGATTTTATTCTTTCAGCATTTGGTCTGTATTTATTTTTATTACATCCCATTATTGCTAACCCTGAGCTTATAGCAGCATCAAATTTTGTTCTTTTATTTATGTCAAATTTAGCCCAATCATTTAATGTTCTATTAAAATATAAATTTCCATATTGCCCATCTCCTATAATACCAACATAATCATTTATATATGTTTCAATTGCAGCGGCGTGAGCTTGTCTTATATCTTCACTTGAATTAGGTATACCACCTATCTCTTTTTCTGTAACAGATAATTTATTTCTAGCTTTATCAGGTCTATTCATTGAATAACCTCTATAACCTCTACGTTTTAAATAATATAATAATCTAGGTTTATTATTTTCTGCAAGTAATGGCATACCATAAAATACTAATGCCATTAACACATCTTCAAAAAACATTTCTGCAGTTTGCGGTCTAGCTATATATTCTAAAAAAAACATATTTGCTGGAGCTTCTTCCATGCTAAATTTAGTTAAACCATGCAACGAGCCTTTAGATCCTTGCCCATCTGTAGTTCCAGATATATCATAACTATCACAGCCAAAAGCACCCATATGCTCATTACCTGGATATTTAATACCATTTTTAGTTATAATATTATTTTGTAATCTTACATTCGGAACCCAGCTGACTTTAAACCTTCCGTTAGGATTTGGCGTAAACTGGACTTTCGTGTCTTTAATTCCATTTTGCCACGTAAAACTGCCAACGGTAACTTGTGACAGATTTGCGACTTCATCATTGTAATCAATTTGTTCGTAAATTTTTGCTAGATTAAATATACTATTTTTTGTTTCGTCTCTAAACGCATGTTCTTCTGTTCTTGGAAATTGTCTATAAAACTCATTTAAAGCGTCTTGGTCGGACTTTAAGCCTTCGACTTCATTTTCCCAATGCTCAATAACCCCGGTGTCAATATCTTCGCCGTATGCGTCTTTAATAATTGCTTCGGGTGTATCGAATACAGGTAGGCCATAAGAATCAATGAATCCCTCGAAGTTCCATTCCATAGGTATGAACAAACTATATAATCCCGAGCGAGTCTGTCCATTGCGGTTTCTTTTTGTAACATCTGAATCGTTATATAATTTTTTAAAATTATCACCTCCTTTATCTGCTGAGTTGCTAGTAGAACCCATCATACACTTACCTATAATTCTACTACCTAATCTTAATGTGGTTTTCGTGACCCTCCAGTTGTTGAGAATGTTTTCTGGCCTCTCCCATTTACCGGCTTCGTCATGTATGAGGAGGGCAAGCTTCTCCCCATCGTAGGAATTATCACCGGTGTTCTTCCAGTCGATGGTGGTGTCCAATCCCTGTATGTCTTCCACGGCTTCGTTGGCTGTGAGTTTTCTTCTGGTAAATTTACTGGCTGGTACACGGTATGCAAGTTCAGTCTTGGGCCTGTCCATTCCGTCCTGTATCGGCTTGAAAAAGAATGGGTAATTGACAGAGATGGGAACCACCTTATCTGTAAACATTTTTTTGGCGTCAGCACCGGACTTAGATAATATACCATACCTGGAGTCACTTGATATGGTTGCCAAGTTAACCACCTCTCCTGAGGCCATGAAAGAAAACCCGGAACGCCTGTTCTTAAGATAACACATCCCATAGGATCGTGAATCTGCTTTACAAGCTTCCCAGAAAATAAAGAATAATCTATTTGCTTCTCTAAATTCTGGTTTCCCAATATCAATTTTGGTCCACTGCAAGTACATATAATGAGTCCCAGTAATATAAGTAGGAATGCCTTTGTTATAAAACCAAAAGCCTTGTTCCCGCTTAGTAAATTCTGAGTCAATATACGCATACCAATTATTTTTAAAATCTGAAGGCAAACTACGCCAATCAAATATTGTTTTTATTTTATTTAGCTCTTTAGGATATTCTTGAACCTCCCATTTATCATTACCTTTAAAAACTTTATTAGGTTGTTTAGGCAATGCTATTTTTAAATTTTGTATTTCATAAATATCACCAATCATTCCTGTTTTAGATATAACAACAATATCGTGTTCTTTATTATATCCATATTGCCACTTCTTAGATTTATTTAATCTTTTAACAGTATTTAATCTAACTGGTTGTATTATCTTATATAAATTTTGTTTATACATTATTTAGATCTCCTTTCTGCAAAACCTTTAAAAGTATCATCTTTATTTTCCAAAGGTTTATTTTCTAATAATGCTTTTTCTTCTTCAATACGATTTAATATTTCAAACGCATCAAATATAGCTAACTTTTTAGTTGCGGCGGCATTTTTTAATCTATCTGCAGAAACATCATCTTCTGTTTCAACTATAGGCTCTTTTGCAACTTTTATTAATTCCTTAACTGCGCTATGCCCAGCTTGGATTATATTCTTTTTCGTTTCTTTGACGTTCATATTTAATAGATATTGAATTAGTTAATACTCTATATAATCTTTCACCATCAATAACAAATTCATATTCGCTACTAGGTGTAAATCCAACTAAATCTTCTTTATCTATATTTTTAAGTTCTTTATCTACGTATTTTATAATACCTCTTAATGGAACTTCTTTTTCTAATAATATATTATTTGATTGAATTGGTTTTACAAAACAATAACCTTTAGGTGCATGCCATTTATTATTTCTTTTATATAAAAATATTTGGTCTGGTTTAACAAAATATTTATCTTCTTTCCAATAGCTTCTACTATTTTTTTCTATACCTCTAACATCGTACCATCTTCTAAAAACATTATGATGTATAATAACTTCATCCCCAACTTTAATATCTGTAGGTTCAGCTTTTGGAATAGCTAGAACAATACCAATACGACTAACATATTGGTGACTAGATATTTCTGAATTTAATATCAGCTCTTGGTCACCAATTTGTTTTATATTGTCGTATCGTTCTTTTTTTGGTTTGATTATAAAATCAAATAAACTTTGCATTAATATTCTAAATTATATTCAACTGCAATCGCCATATTCTTATTAAAATCTTTCCATGGTAAAACTTCTTTACCTTTTTTAATAAAAATAGAAAATTTATTATCTTCTTCTATAATAGAATCTATAATATGGCCACCATATACTTCTTGCCCTACAGAATAATGCATTGCATCATTTTTATAATCTCTGCCAATACTAATTTTTCTTACTAGGCCCATCTTCTTCAATTTCTTTTAAAGTACCGTCATTTAAATTTACAGTAACTTTGCCATATTTTTCTTCAAGAACTTTTTGTAATTCTATTAGCTCTGCTTGTGCTTGTTGTACGTTAAGAACTGCAAGTTGTTTTTGCATTTCTAAACCGCCTACTTGCATTTGGCCGTTATTAATTTGTTGTACTTTTTCTTGAACTAATTTTAGCTCTTCATCTGTGATTTTTAAATCATTTGTTTTCTTTGCCATAAAATTTAATTTAATTGTTATTACTATGTTTATATCATTACGTATTTTACGTAATTTTTACTTTAATTAGTTGAGCATTAAGGGCTCTTTGTCATATGTTCTGCCCTTTGCATCAAACTTTTCTGTCATCCAAAATAAACCATCTTGTTTCCATTGGCCATGCCATCTTGCTGCATTTGGATATTTTCTATCGCTATGTTTTGCAAATTCCCATATTCTAGTTGTATTATCTTTTATTTCATCTAGTGATTTAACATAATACAAATCAAAAGGGCCAAGCTTTGTTGCTTCTTCCATTAATACAGGTAAATCATCACCAATAGTACCTGTTATACATATATCAATATCTGTTGTTGGCCAGCCGTGTAATACACCTCCGACTAAATATAATTTATATCCAGACCAATCTAATTTTAATAAATCTTCAATACAGCCTTTATATATATCATCATCCGTACCATTTATATATGGCACTAAAGTAAGCCCGCCATTAACTCTGCGTACTTGACCATCGGTTTTCCAATTTAATTTGCTTGTATCTATTTGCTCAAAATATCCCATAATTTAAATATCATAATTTGTAAAACTAAATACCACGCTAACTGAAACATGTTGCCAATATTTAGATGTTGCGCTTTTTTGATATGCTATCATTAATTCATCATTTGCTGAAAAAGTATTACTGCTTGTTGGTGTCCAGGTAATTGCATCATTTGAGGCTGTTAATTCACCGCTGGCGGCCACTGAACTTCCATTTTTATAAAACTTTAATTCCGTTGTAAAACTTGAACTTAAACTACCTTTTACATGTTTAAATTGTACTTTTTTAAGCTTTCCAGCATAAGGCGCTACAAATATATGCTCTTCATCTGCTCCGGAAACTGTTGTTTCAACATTAGCATCCCACGGTATAACAAATATAGAAGTACTATTAGACATATCATCAAAGCTGCTTCTTATAACAAAAGGTATTTCTCTACCCTGGACAGTTCCACTTAATGTTATACCACCAGTAACTGCTACTCCTGTACTTGTTGTTGCAAACTTTTGGCTGCTATTGTGGTATAAATCAACACTTCCATCGGCTGTTGCTTCAATACAAATTTCCGAACTTCCATTTTTAATTACTTTAAATTCATTATCAAAATATACAAGTAAATCTCCTGTTCCATTATCTTGTATATATGAATTAGTACCATCGTGATATATTTGTAAATCATTACTATCACCAAACTGTGCTTTTACATTATCAAGACACATTATATTTTTTGAAAAAACTATTTTTTCTAGCCCACCATCTAATCTAAAGTATTCAGTAACCCCACCACTACCATCATCAGATCTAAATAATATATCTGAATCATCTAAATTATTTTGTATTACTAAATCACCTGTGCCATTCTCTATAATACCATTACCTGTCGTGCTATTGTGGTATATTTGTAAATCACTGCCAGTTCCAAACTTAGCTTTTATATCATCAAAAAATAGCATGCCGTTTGGTGCGTTTACTGTTAGTCTTTCCTCACTTCCATCTAATCTTAAGTATTCTATAACACCGCCGCTTCCATTATCAGATTTGAATATAATATCAGCATCATCAGTTAGATTCTGTATAGTTAGGTTGCCTGTTTGGTTTTGTATAAATGATTCAGTTCCACTATGTCTAATGTTCAAATCATTACCAGTGCCAATTTTAAGTTCGACATTATCTAAAAGCTCTACATTCTTACTTGCTATTATAGATGTTGTTCCACCATCTAATCTAAAGTATTCAGCTACCCCACCTGAACCATCATCGCTTTTAAATATTATATCTTTATCGTCTGTTCTTTGTTGTATTATTAAATGACCTACAAAATTATCTATTAAACTATTACTACCATCGTGATATAATTGAAAATCAGTATCATTTCCTAAACCTATAACAGAATTATCAGGAAACTCTGTATAAATATAAGTACCATCAGCCCTACTACCATCTAAAAAGAAATACGTAGTTACAGCTCCTGATCCATCATCAGTTTGAAATACAATATCTTTATCATCTGCTTTATTTGTAAATCTTAAATCACCTACTGAATTTTCTATTATACTATTACTTGAATCGTGCCTAATAGTTAAATCACCACTGGTACCAAATTTAGCTTTAACATCGTCCATAAACTGCATACCATTAGTTGCATTTACGTTTATTCTTACGTCACTTCCATCAAGACTAAAATAAGTCATTAAGCCACCAGAACCATTATCAGATTTAAATATAATATCAGCATCATCAGTTGTATTTTGTATAGTTAAGTCACCTGTAATGTTTTCTATAAAAGAATTATTACTTGAATGATATATTCCTAAGTCATTTCCACTACCATAGTACACAGCTTTGCCGTCTACCATTTGTATATGTTTACTAGCTACAGAATAACCTAAACCGCCATCTAATCTAAAATATTCAGTTGTGCTTCCTGTACCATCATCAGAAAAGAATTTTATATCACCATCATCAGTATTATTTATAATTTGTATATCACCTGCTGCCGAGCCACCATTTACTACATAGGCATTTGAACCGTCATAATATATGTCAAAATCACCACTATTACCAAATTCAGCCCTTACATTGTCAAGATGCCTTGTGTTTTTTGAGAATCTTATATCCTCTGTTCCACCATCAACTCTAAAATATTCAGCTAAACCTCCACTACCATCATCGCATTGAAATACTATATCACTATCATTAGCTTGATTTTTTATAAGTAAATTACCCGTTTCATTAAGTATTGTACTTAAAGTGCCATTGTGTGATAATTTAAAATCTGCACTATCACCTATTTTTAAAAGTATACTGTCTTTTAATTTAACATCTTTACTAAAAACAATCTGCTCATCGCTACCAACCACCCTAAAATAGTCTGCTGTTCCTCCAGATCCGTCATCTGACCTAAATACAATATCTGCATCGTCAGCTTTTTGAGTTATTTCTAAATTACCTGTAAGATTTTCAATTCTACTTTTTGTTGAATCGTGAAAAAGCTGAAAGTCATTTCCTGTACCTAAACTTACAACACTATAATCAACCCATCTAGTATATTTATAAGTACTGTCAGCTAAACTTCCATCTAAAAAGAAATATGTAGCAAGTCCTCCGCCACCTGTATCACATTTAAATATAATATCTTTATCATTAGCATCGTTACTTATAATTAGATCACCTACTGCATTAGCTATTGTGCTATCTGTGCCATCGTGTTGAATACCTAAATCTCCCGAAGTACCAAATTGTGCTATTACTCCGTCTGTATGTCTTGTTGTTCTGGAAAATACAGTTCTTGTGGCGCTACCATCTAATTTAAAATATTCAGTTGTACCACCAGAGCCATCATCTGATTCAAATATTATATCTTGATCATTTTCAGTTTGTCTAATATATAAAGGCCCATTTTGTGCAATAATAAAGTTATTTGTTCCATCATGAGTTAAATAAAAATCGCTAGCGTTACCAAGCCAAAGTTCTTTACTATCACCAAGCTTTAAAGGAACAGAGCCAAACATTTGTACTGCGCTACCATCCATTCTAAAGTATTCAGTAAGCCCACCACTGCCGTTGTCGCTTTTAAAAGTAATATCTTTGTCATCTGCTGAGTTTTGAATAGTAAAATTCCCAACTTGTGCTTCAAGTGTATTAAAAAATTTAGGCATGTATATTTATATTAAAGTTAACATGGCGGCATAAAAACACCGCCATATTTTAATTGTTATTATGAATAAGCTACAGTCCCAGCAGTTGAGCCTCTAAGCGAAGTGATTAAAACTTCTATGTCATTTGAAGGCGCTGAAGCAAAAGTAATTTTAATTTCATCATTTGAACTGCTACCATCTTTATCTGTTCTAGCAACATCCGCATAAACTGTTTCCTTTGTGGTTGCATCAAATAACTGAACAATAATATCTTCAGTGCTTAAATTATGTGCAATTTCAGCATATAAATTTGATGTAAAAGTTGAATTAGATACATCAATTGTAGCATGCACAGATCTAGATGCTAAAGTATCAGGTGTTACAAATTTAGTAGTGTTAGTACCATTTTGAACTTCACTCTGAGATGCAGCAGCATTAGCAGTTGCACTAGAGGCTATACCATCTAACTTTGAATGATCACTACTTGTAAACGCTACAGAAGTAGTTCCGTTAATTGTTAAAGCATCTGTTTCGAGTGTTCCATCAACATCAACATTACCAGATATATCTAAACTAGCCGCTTCTATTTCACCAGGAGCAACTAATTTACCAGAACTTGGATTATATGTTAATGTACCTGTATCATCTAATAAACCGTTTGATTCATCATGAAATACAATTGGAAAAGCTGTATTAGCTGTAGAGTTTGTAACCGTTGTTGTTGCTGCTAATGTAGCATTTGAAACCGTTACACCTGCTATAACTGTATTTAAAGCAGTACCATTAACTGTTATTGCGTCAGCTTCTAAAGTGCCATCAATATCAACATTTCCTGAAATATCTAAACTAGTAGCTGTAACTTTTGCTGCTTTAATATCTTCAAATGAACTACCTAATTTAAAATCAAATGCGTTTGTTGAAGCATTATAAGTAAATGTAGCATCATCACCGGAACCACCCTCAAGTGTAATACCAGCCCCATCAACAACCGCTGATGTACTGTTGCCGCTGTCAAGCACTATGTTATGGTCATTAAGATTTACCGTAGTTGAGTTGACTGTTGTAGTTGTACCTGAAACTTGTAAGTTACCAGTTATTACTATTGTATCGCCACTATCAGTACCTATTGTAATATTTTCATTTGCGGCACCACTTGTAGATTCTAAGTTTGCTAAAGCTGTTAATAAGTTCGCGTTATTAACATCATTATTATCAGAAAATGTTAAATTATTTTGCATGTATGATTGTATCACACTTACATCCATTCTTTTAACAGTACCAGCGTCGCTAATCATAAGTTCATCTGTGCTCGCTAAACCTGATGTTAATGCACCTTGTCCTGAAATAATATCATCACTTAACATACTATGATGAACCGCACCTGATGCTATTGTTGCAGCAGCACTAACATTGCCAGAACCGTCAAAGCTAGATAAAGTAGCAGTAACATCGCCAGTTAATGATAAGTTTCTTGCTGTTTCTAATGCTGTTGCAGTAGCTGCATTTCCAGTTGTATCTTGATTAAGTGTTTGAACTGTAAATGTTAAATCAAATTCATCTCCATCTGCTCCACTGTCGGTATCTGTAAAGTTAATGTCAATACCACCACCTTCTACAAACTTAACTTGTTTATTTTCAGTTACTGTTACCTCAGTACCGTCTCCATCTTCTATCACAAAACCATCACCCATATCTACTGTATTGGTATTGGTTGTGAATGTTAAATTATTTTGCATATAGGTTTTTAACCTAGACATTGTTGCTTTTCTATTAGTGCCACCGGCACCATTATCAACAATCATTAGATCAGCATCTACTAACGCTTCACCTACATCTGTTCCGCCGTCAATATCTAATGAAGATAATGCAACTTTATTCGCAGTTGTAATTGTAGATAATTTAGTAGGTGATATAGAACCAGCTAACATCGCATTTGTTATACCTGATGCTTTTACTCTTACTGTATCAGAATTAATTTCTATTGAAGAATCATCAACATTTACTGCTAATGATACTGTTCCTGAGCTACCACCGCCTGTTAAACCATCTCCGGCTGTAACAGCACCAATATCTCCCGAACCATCTAAATTAATCCATGATGACCCATTATAAAATTTTATCGTGTCAGTTCCGGTGTCATATATTATTTTACCCTCTACGTTTGATGCAGAGCCCTCAGTTGTTTTATGCAGAATTGCGTTTTGCAGCTCCGATGCACTTCTTAAGTCTAAATGATTTAAAATTGGTATTGCCATTTTTTTTTAGTTTAAATACGCGTAACCGCTTTCCGCAGCCGCTAAAGTTATTGTTATAGTATTACTGTTGTTGTATGTTATTCCAGCGAACGCACCTACGTTTTCATAAATTTCGTCGCTGCTTGAAAATTTTATGCTTACACTTGGAAATGTATCTTTATTATGATTTATTACCCAAGTTGTTGAAGCATTATTTTGATGGTGTATATGAAGCCTTGCAGATTTAATATGGTCTTTCAAATCACCAACTTTATAATTTTTAGTATTGCCAGTTTGAGAATCTGTTCCTATAAGCTTATCATTATCATTGATAGTACTGTCCGTTGGAAAACTCTTTATTCTAGGCATTTATTTTTTTCTTAATTTTTCAACCGAGCGCCCTCCAAAATACGCGCCGATTACTGTTATAAGGACAATTTGCAATAAGTCTGTCCATTTATCTTCTACTTGAAAAGCAATAGAGCCAGAATCAATAAAAACCATTAATACAGTACTTATAATTAAAAATACTAATACTAATGGCCTTACAGAACGCGTAAGCCAATTACCATGCTCCAAATCAGCTTTCCATCTTTCGGTAACATTCTTTTGCATTTCTTTTTCTGCTTCTATAAATATTTGAGTCATTTCTTTTTCAAACTCTGCTTTTTCGTCTTTTGTTCTAATAAACCTATCAGCAACACCAGCTAGCTTGTCTACGACTGCTCCGCTAGAGTTACCGAATAGTTTAGATAATATTTTACTCATTTTATTTTTTTAAACGATTTAAAGTTTTTAATTCGTCTTCATTTACTTTTATATCATAAAGCTTTCTTTCTTCCTTCTTTTTCTTTTTTAAATCTGGATATACTATAGTCCAATCATATGTTGGTTCTGGTTTTTCAAAAGCGGATATAAGAAATATAAAAGCTTCTGTTAATAAACCTATAGTTAGCATTGCATTACCTGTAATGCCCATAAAACTTACATGTGTTATTTTCATCCAAGCGCCCACAATTACTATTGACGCGCCAAAACAATATGCAAAATGCATTTGTCTTTTATTTAAAAACTCTAATTGATTTAATTTTTTTAATTGATTTAATAATTTCATTTGATTTAATTTTATTTGGTTATTTTCTATCCCCTGAAAATTTCAATGTAGTACCGCCGAGAATAGGAAGCGTTACTGTTGGTAATTTATTCATTAATTTTGATAATTGTCCAAGATTAGATTTTGATCCTGACGCAAAATCTAAAAGTCTAGTTCCGCTGACATTAAAAGTTTTACCAGTTGAAGATTTTAAAGCTCCTTGACTAAATGGATTTTTAGCAAAATATTTTTTTGCACTTGATAAAATGTTTGGTGTTATTGGTTGATAAACATCTTTTATAAAACCTTTATCTAATAAACTTTGTCTTAATTCAGCAGCAAAAGCTCTTGGCTCCAATTGCCCGCTGCCCCCATATCTAAAGTAATTATAATCACTTACCTGTCTAGGCGGATTTGATTCAAGTTTTGCAACTCTTGCTTTAGCTTTTGGATAAGTAGTAAAAAAGTTTTTATCAGTAACTTTTATATTTTGTTTTGCAGCAATGGCATCATCTAATCTTCTATTATATTTTGTAACAATTGAACCTGGTTTTATTTTTGCTAATGAAATATCAAGAGGAGTTGTACGCCCAGCCTGAAGGCCATGTTGTAATTCATGCTGATATGTTCTTGGATTCATAAAGCTTAATTGTCCTTTTCCGCTTACTTTTGAAGCACCTAATACAAATTCTCCTGGATTATAACTCATACTTCTTTGAACTCCTGAAAATGATGGTATTGAATATGTGTCTTTAAGAGGTCCTCCAAAACCGCCAAAAGTGGCACCTCTCCCAAACATAATATCTTTAGGCGGTGATGATTCGCCATATAATAATTTATAAGCTTTACTATAATCTAATTTTCCACCCTTTATTGCTCCCTTCGCCATCTCATTTATATTAGGCTGAGATATTGTAAATATTCTTTTCTTAACATTTTCTCTTGCTACTTTAGGAATTTGCGATTTAAATAATTTTCCTCCTCGATCAAAAAGAATATTTGTACCCATATCATATTGTATAAATGGTTCTTTACCCTGCTTAATAGCGGATTCAGCCGCACGTATTTGAGGAAAAAATCTAGACTTTGGATTATTTTTTAATGAAAGATCTAATTTTTTAAATTGATCTTGTAGATACCCAAACTCTTGTTCGTATAATCTTTTTTGACCTTCTGGGCTTTTTAATCTTTTTATTGTTGCTAATCTTTGTTTTTTGCTAACATTAGCGCCTTTGGCTAATAAGTTTAAAGCATCAAACATTGATTGCTTTGTTTTTGGATTAAATCTTCCAAATATACCAGGTGAATCAGGTAAATTAAGCTGTATCTGAGAAGTGGTTAAATTAGGCGTTGGTTTAAAAGTGCTTGAAAGATTTAAATTTAACTTTGGCAATTTAGAAGCTACAGGAGAAACAAGATTTTTTGCAAATCTAAGACCTCCACCAATTCCTCTTGCAATTAATCCAGCGCCGGGCATTGGGGCAGCCATTAATCCGATGTCCATCATAACCTGTGCAGCTTTACCCATACCTTCTCTAACATCATCTTTAAAACCTTCTATTAAAGGGGCCATAGTTTTATCATATCTTTCTCTATCAGCTATATCATCAAATTCTGTGCTCCTTATAGTGCTTTTAATTTTTGGTTTAGATGATTCTTCAGATATTATTCTTTTTTGTTCTTTTTTACTTATTTTCTTATTAGATAGTACAATAGGTTCAATTTGAGAAGCACCTGTATAATCAATATCAAAATCAGAATCATCGCCTTGTAACATATCTGAGCTAGTTATTACCTCATCATCATCGCCTATAATTCTTATCTTTTTTTGTCTAAATGGAGAAGGGGGTGACCCTGCTAAATTCGTAAAATTTTCAAGTTTTGCGTTTTTTAATTTATAAGCCATTACATTATGTTTTTATCTTTTTGAAAAGATATAATTTGTTTGAGATTGTTTGTATTCACCATTGCTTTTTCATCTCTAACTGAATCCATAACCATATATGTTGCGGGTCGAGGCATCATTTTCATTCCGGCTTTTGATTGTGCAATTTTTTCTCTACGATTTTTTAAATAATCATCAGTAGAATCTACGTTACCATCATTATTAATATCATCATCTTCTTGTCCTACTGGGTCCATTGAAAATGTGTGTTTCATTCTAAAGTATGAGTGTTTTGCCATTTTTTTTGTATTTATCTGTTTTTGTATGGGAACATAATATTCATAGCCTTACGTCTACCTTCGCAACCGCACGGTATGCTAAGACCATTAGATACTCTATCTACAAGTCCTTTAATTCCTGTTTTTGTTGTAAAATTTTCTATTGAGTCTCCTAGACCCTGTGGTTTTTCTCTATACATAATTATCTGTGTCTACTACAGCACCATCTTCTTCTAGCAGCTTTTCCTCTTTCACTTTTCCAACTTCTTGATCTGTTGCAAAATGCTTTTTGCCTTTTATAAGCTTTAGTGCCTGGTTTTACTTTACAATTAGTAACAGCAGTTTTTAATTTACTGCCTGGGTTATCTCTTCTATATTTGGCAACACCTTTTTTGGTCATACCACCACCTGCAGCAGCGCCTTCTTTTTTCTTGTCTTTTACTGGATTATAATATCCTAAAGATTTTTTCTTTGATGGTGCGTTTTTACTTGCCATAATTAACTTAGTTTTGTTGGGAAAAAATTTGTTTTTTCATAAATAGGTTCTTCAATAGGATTATTTGGATCACCTACTTCCATTTTTTTTCCTTTTACTATCATACTATTACCAATTCTTGGATAAACTTGTATTGGTTCATCTTTTTTTGGATGATGATAAACATTATTGCTATCAAACCACGCTTCACCTGTTTTCATTTGCATAACATGAAGCTTTTCATGTTTAACAGCTTCGTTTTTTTGTTTTTCATTTAGTTTACTATTAATGGTAATAGTTCTATCCATATCAGCATAGCCCCATTCGCTACCTAAATTTTTTTCAAATACTGGAATATCAAGCGTTGAATGTTTTTTATTTAAGCCTAATAACCCCGGAATATCAGTTTTCATTTTGTAGCCCATTATCTTTCTTTATCTTTAATCATATCGTCTATAGCTTTATTATAAACTTTATCGGTATATGATTTATTATTATAAAATATACTACGCTCGCTAGTAGGTAAGTCTTCTTGCGCAAGCATTATCCTGTATATACGAGATATAAGTTGACTACATTTAAATGAGGTTTTGTATATACTATATTTTATAGTTGTTCTATTTCTGTGACGCCATACATCTATCCAGCCATCACGTCTTAAGCGCTCCCATCTATTTTTATCCCATGAGTATGTATACGCGCCTTCTATAAATTCATTACGTGTAAATCGCGATTTGCAATCTAAATAGACTAAAAGTTCTAAATCAGCGTCTTTTAGCCCATAAGTTTTACAGGCCCATTTACGTATGAGCCTATAATACTTTAATAAATTTAATTCTCTTAAATCACTTGGTTCTAATTTCATTCAACTAAAACTATATCACCAAGCTTTAATACATAATACAGCTTATCTTTCCATTGTATGCCATGGCCTGCATGTCTATCATAATGTACTATATCACCTGTGTTTAACATTTCTACTTTATCACCAGCAGAAATTATTTTACCTTTTGCATATCTTACGTCTTTATTTTGATCTTCCGTAAGTTCTAAGCCGCCTACTTTCTTCGGCGCTTCTTTTATTTTTTCTATTACTATATAATAATTAACTGCTTGCATTGTCTATTCTAATATTTGAAATTACACAATCTGCAGAAAATATAGTATTGACAACGCTAACTGCATTTTTTAACGCTGTCTTAGTTACAAGCACAGGATCAATAATACCGGATTTAATCATATTAACTTGTTTGCCAGATATAACATTAACGCCTGTCCCTTGTTTACCTGTTTCTTTATATTCTAAATTAGCATTTTCTAAAATAGTTTTATATGGAGCTTTTATAGCTTCTAATAAAATACGCTCGCCTTCATTTTCAGGCTGTATATTATAATGAGCATCTAATAATGCAATTCCACCTCCAGATACTATTCCTTCTTGTAATGCTGCTCTAGTTGCATAAATAGCGTCTTCAACTCTATCTTTCTTTTCTTTTAGCTCAATTTTAGAATCGGCGCCGACTTTTATCATCGCAACTTGCCCATTTAGCATAGCTAAACGTTCTTGTTGCTTCTTCTTAAAGTACGGGTCTTTTTCTTTTTTTATTTTCTTTTCAACTTTTTTAACTCGTTCTTTAGAAATTTCACCTTGATCTATAGTTTGAAGAACTGTATGTGTATTATCGGTTATAGCTTGCTTAGCCTCACCGAGTACATCTGGATTTATTAAATCTAAATCATCACCAAGTTCTTCGTCTATTATTTTTGCTCCAGTCAATATCGCAAGATCTTCTACTGTATCTTGCTTAGTTGGTCCGAATCCAGGCAGATCTACAACATTAACTTTTATATTGCCTTTAACCTTGTTAGCTAATAAAGCTGCCATAGGTTGTTGTTCTACGCCTGCAACGATTAATAAGCTCCTTTTCTTTTTAATAACAAACTCCAATACACTTTGTATTTTACGGATATTAGGTATTGGCGAAGTAACTATTAGTACGTACGGATTGTCTAGTACTGCTCTACCTTTATCTCTATCTGTCATAAAATGTGGCGATTTGAGTCCGCCTTCTATTCGTGTGCCCTCTACGAATTTAACGTATGTGTCATGGGTCTCAGACTCTTCCATAAGGACGACACCATCCTTACCTACCTTCGAATAGGCTTGCGATATGATATTTCCCAGAGCCTCATCATTATTGCAACTAATAGCACTTACGGATCTTAACATGTCATCCTTGACGGGAATTGCTTCCTCCTGTAAGTGCTCAGTTACTTTATCAAGGGCAGAGGATATACCTAATTTAATATTACGCACACCCTCATCCTTAATTTTTGCATATGCGAGGTGCAACAATGCCTGCGCAAGCACTGTTGCTGTTGTTGTACCGTCTCCGGCTTCTTTTACTGTATTTCTAGCTGCTTCCTTTATAAGAGTTGCCCCTATGTTTTCGACCGGGTCATATAAGACTACGCTTTCCGCAACGGTTACACCGTCTTTTGTAATTACCGGCCGGCCTAACGCGTCTTCGTATATAACGCATTTTCCGGAAGCACCTAGGGTTGATTTAACCGCATTTGCTAGTTTATCAACCCCGTGCATTATTTTGTCTCTTGCATCTGCCCCGAAAGACAGATTCTTTACTATCTCACTTGGATTATTATATTCCATTTAATTAAATTTATTGTTTAAGTGGTTATTATTCGAAAGTTTTAACTATCTTTGGTCCTTTTAAGAAATCAAGCTTCTTTTTATAATGATCGATGCTGCCATCAATAGCATTTTCAGCTGATTCTATCGTTTCTCGCCTTGTAACATCGACCCAATGTTCGTCTAAGTCAATATATTCGGCCTGATAGAACCCATTTGGTAGTTGAACAATTCGCCAGTTCTTCTTTTCTGCGATGTGCTCCCAAAGCTTCCTGGTTTCTTCGGGTACTCCTGCTTCGCCTTGCGACCAAGAGTAGGTTTTGTAATAAAATGTCATTGGTTTTGGTTTTATATTAGTATAATTACGTAAAATTAGTGGTTTTTAGTACCCATAACGCTCTCTTGTGCGTTCATTTTTAGTACCGCCTTTTCCTCCGGCTCTATTTTTAGAGGATTTTACGCATTTTCTGAGCCTATGGTCATAATCATAGCCTTTTGGACAACCTTTTTTCTGTGCGGTACGTTTTTTATACTTACCCCACTCGCTCATAGCGTATCTTTTGTCCCTTGCTGCCTTATTTCGGCGTGCTGTTGCTGATAATTTTTGTGCCATATCTATATTATTACTCAAAAATAGTAAATTTTAATAATGTGACACTTGCTGCTTACTATTATATAATTATATCTTATGTCATATATAAATAAATAATAACATTATTTATTATAAGGTGCGCATATTATAAGATATAAAGAAGAAACGGGTTACGCCTTGCCGTATCGACGCTGCGCATTACGGAAAAGCCGTTTTTATTTGGCCAGCCCCCTGCTGTTTTACGTTTTACAGTCGAGGTTTCTAGGTTTTTAGCTGCATTGCAGTACGCGGAGCGTATAGTATATTATAATTTTTAAAATATATTTTAGCTTTTTTCTGCCTCAGCATATTACCCGTGCTTTTGGCAGACTAAACACGAAGGTCTTTCGATAATATAAGTGTAACTATTAAAACTTATACTATGTTAACAATTAAATTCTTAAAAGACAATGTTATTAAAGTTAATAACACTTACTATCAAGGCTACACAGTCGGCAATCTTCCTAACTCATTTGGCTTTAAAACAAAATACTTAGGACAAGATGAAGATGGAAATCACCAATATAAAACTGGTAAATCACACTGGCTAAAACTAAAAGGTCTAACTTATATTGAAAAAACTATATTACCTTTTTAGCAAACTAAATACGAAGTAAATTAGATAATATAAGTGTAACAAATAAAAAAATAATTATGTACTCATTTAACATTTACTATTCAAATGAATTCAAACTATATGACTTAACAATTAATTATAATAAAAAATTTCATAGTCATTATCACTTAACAAATATAAAAGATATAAATAAAATAATACATAAATATAAAATTAAATAATAACAATTAAAATTAAAAATTATGAACACTAAATTAAATCAAGCAATCAGTAAACTAAGTAAGAAAGAGTTAAAAGAAATCTTTCCACCAATCACAAGAAAAAACTTTGTAGTAAGAAAGTCATGGTACGGTAGAAATCAAATCATTACCTTTGTTAATAACAAAAATGAAAAAGTAACTTACAACCACGACGAAGTACTAAAAGTAATGTTACCTAAACTAAACATAATGCCTTGTTGGTTGAAAAGAGGTTACTGGTCACAAAGTACTAGAATGCCTTCAAATGTAAGAGACATAGTAATAGAAAGAGTTGAAGTAAAGTAGACTCTCTAATCACCAAACCCAAAGGCAAGATATACGGAAAGTATCACTCGGCACCGGAGGGTTTCGGTGTATAGCAATGTATAGCATTGCGTATAGCAAAAATTGCGCCGGAAATCTCACCGTATGACGCATTGTCATATAAAGTTACTAACGTGACAGATCGTCATGCCGGTAAACAGTGTGACATTTGCTTACTATTATTACTAATATTACTAGCTAACGTCACTATTTTCACTTTACACAAAAGAGAGTTACGAATTATACCTACAACACTTTTTATACTATTAAACAATTAGTATACTTTTACAAACTAAATACGAACTTTTTTAGATAATATAAATGTAACTATAAAAAATTAAAAATGAACACTAAAGAAATTATTAACTTTACTAAAAAAGAAATAGTAAAACACAAAGAAAACGTAGACTACTGGGGAACAGAAGAAGACGTAAACAATGAAACAATATTATGTAACTATGTATTACATAATGGAATAGTGAATCAAGACTGGTTTGATGAGAGATTAAAGTCAACAAGTATAGAAATGTTAGAAGATATACTAAGAGAATTATACTTAAATCACTTAGACAAACATGACGAAGACGAAGTAACTAGAGATGAATACATACAATATTTTGAATTATGAATAGAGAATTTATAGAATTAATGACTGAGATAGGTTTTCAAATAAGTAAACTTGAAGACGGTACAATTGACAAAGATGAATTTGTACAGGCAATAAACGAAATACACGAATATAATAATACAACTATATTATGAGTAGATTAGATAAAAGAATAGTAGCGTTACTGAAAATAGAAATGTTCACTAAAAGTGGACTAGAATACAGTGACTTAAGTAAAGAGGAAATACTAAAAGAAATTAACCACTTAATAGACGAAGCTTATGAAAGTAACTAATATGAAAGAACTCTGCCAGTATGTAGAGAATAAAAAGAAAGCACGTAAACATCACCATATTGAAATGGTAAAAATATATGGTGAATGTAAAGGTATGGGTAATCGAAGGTATAAAGTACCACAGAAAAAAGTATTTAGTAAAAAGTATTATGCAATCTAAATACGATACCATAAAGATAATATTAATGTAACTAAAATAAAATACTATGAAAATTAAAACACTTTACCAAATGCTAAAGCCAGAAATCAAGGCAAAGCTAAAAGAAAACGCTCAGAAATACGAGTACGGACCACGTGAAGTAATTGCTGAACTACACCGATTCACTTCCTACAACGACTTAACTATGCGCACCATCAAAGACCTAATGATATGGGGCGATGTAAACGAATATAAATGGGATAGAATTGATTTTAAATATGGCGATAAATTATTTACAAATGGAAAAATTGACAATGACAGAATTTAAAGACTTTGACCCAGTAAAAATAGCTGCGAAGTTAAAGCAAGTTGAAGAGTTTGAAGCAAAGTATGGCTCTAATAACTTAACAAAAGCATGGTACAAATGGTGTACTAGCTACGAATACAGAAAAAAAGAATGGGAGTGGAGACAAGGTCTTGCTAAAGCTCACGAAGAATTAACACATAAACCAATAAGAATATGAGAAAATTTAATAGATATAAAGAAAATTTAAGACGAGTTGGTAATGATATATGGTCTTACTCAACACACGTCGCAACGATCGAATATCCAGGAAAACTTATACAACACGGATGGTGGAGTGTAACAACCCAGAAACATATTAACTATGTTGCAAGAGAATTAGGTTTAACAATAGAAAAAGATTATGTCAAGTAATGAATTAAATTATAGAGCATGGGCTCAAGAAGAATGGGAAAAGTTTTACAAAGCAAACCGAGATGAATACGATAGCTGGGAAGACTTTGACATAGCTTATGAGTTTTTAGTGCATATGTATAACAATAGATTAGGTAAACTTAACTTATCTAACTCTATAAAAAATATTAAATTAAAATGAGTAAAATGAAAGATATAGACAGAGTAGCAGAATATTTACACGAAGTATGTTTAGAACAATTAGACGACTCGATTGACTGGGCTATTGATGGTACACACCTTGATAAGTTAGAAGGTGATGACTATAATCAAATGAAAAAAGCAGTAATGACGAGAACAATTGAGTATATGCTAAACTGGTTAGAAGCTAACCCAAGTACAGAAATAGATTTTGATGTTATAAAATAATGCAAATTAAATACGAAATATTTTCGATAATATATATGTATGAAAAAATGTAAATGTTCAAATATAATACCCGCTGGCCGTATCGCCTTAGGTTATAGTACCTGCGTTTCCTGCAGTGCTATACGACAATATAGTTACGTTCCAATTATCAGCGGCAAGACGGGTAACACTATACAAATCGTCAGCCAAGAAGTCTCTGCAAGTGTTCACAGAGCATGGCGGCGTAAATAGAGACGAGTAGCTTAATTAGGGTGTGCAAGTTTAGCACGGTAGTTCAAACCAAGTACGGTAAAATTCCGTTACACCACATAAGTGAATGGCTCGTTTAAGGGTTGGTGACTCCCAAGACAAATCACATTAGGGACTAAGTGCCGATATGTGAATCACCTGTAATGAGAAGAAACTGCTGGGGTTTCTTCCCCCGAAAATATTAATGTCAGAGGCGCACCGCTAATGCAAGTACAAGATAGAGGGTAATCCTCCACTAGCATTATGAGCGACCCGAGACTGAGGCGGGACCGAGGCCCGGTAACAGTAAGCTAAGAACAGTTGCAGCTTGAAAGATAGTGCACGACTGAGACGCTGAATACAACCGAACCGTGGGCGAAGCCTTAGGGTTAAAACACGAAGGACAGTAAAGGGGAAGGCTTAATGCTAATTATCCCGTTACTCCTGAAAGCGTGGGTATTGTGCACGATACCACCCTACAATATAACAGTAAGTACCAAGCCGGTTGTTGAATGGTTAAAACCTTTGAGCCGACAATGCGGGTGCAGCGTTACCGAGTCGCAATGCTTACTGTTAAAATATAGCGGGATGGAGCAGTTGGTCAGCTCGTCGGGCTCATAACCCGAAGGTCGTAGGTTCGAATCCTACTCCCGCAACTAACTGAAAATCAATTAATTATGGAAATTTTAACGGACGAAATAATCAAAGAAAAATTAGAAATGGATGGCTTTATGGAAGAGCCTGATGCCAACTGGTTACTAGAGTATATCGAAACAGAATACGGTGGTAAACTAGATAATACAAGTGATTATATAGATGACAAATGGACATTAAAAATATATACTGAAATGACCTCTGATGGTTATGATATATTTTGGTGTACTCACGAAGATAAACCTTATATATCACAAGACGGTTATTATTATGAAGATTATAATGACTGGTCGGTAAAAGCTGTTGAAGAAATAACTCACGGCAATAATGTATGGATAGACCCATGCTTATGGGATGATATGGAATACGATTTTAATCATGAACTAGAAAGCTGGTGGCCTGATGTATATGAAGAATTTTTTGAGCAATATAAAGAAGAATTATTAGACTCTGGTGAATATAAATTAGAAGAAGATGAATAGTAGAAAAGCATATGAATTAGAACATGGTACGGATATAAGACCGGCTCATCACAGAATAGCACGAGCTAAATATATATTTGTACTAGATTTTAATGACGGTAAAGTATATAGATATAATGTTAGAGCATTATGTAACGAAGAAAACGAATGGAATCCAGACCATGAATCTTGTGAAGCATTTTTATTAGGTGCTGGTCACAGATTGGGTGATTGCGAGTGGATGGTAACTAATAACGAAGATATAGAATATGGCAACTAGAAATTTAATTATGGTCGTAGACCGAAAACACGCAAGAGGTAGTTCCTACGGACTTGCAACACACCCCGAAAACGTAGCTAAATATAGCTATGTAAATATGTACCATCACCATGACGGTTATCCTGAATGGCAAGCAGTACAAATAGCTAATTGGTTAAATGTAAATAACCGACAAGACGGCTCAGCTTTAGCGGCAAAACTAGTACACGATATGTATTACGACAGTTGCTACTTATATGCTGATATAAATAATGTAGACCACCAATATACATATGTAATATGGGCTGGTGATAAAGCTAGAACTATGGTTGCTTGTCACGATAGATATAAAGAACAATGTGTATTTGTTGCAACACCTGAACATATAATTAAAACATATAAAGATGATATGGATTATACAGATTTCGCTAATGGCAAAACTAGATTCGGAGATGTTGGAATTGATACAATTACTAAAGACGAAATAGCTAAGTATAATAAAATTAGAGCAAATGCTCAGAACATAGTTGATATACTAACTACAGACTAAACACGAAAACCTATGGATAATATAAGTATGAGCGAAGAAGAATACCAAGCATTATATAATCGTATAAAAAGAGATTTATACGAAGAATTTTTAGACCCTGATACTGCAACATATGGAGCAGATATTCTTAACCAACAAATACAGGATAGTTTTAAAACACCTGAAGACGATATTAAAGAAGAAATAAAAAATCTAAAGTTAATATTACAAGAGTATTTAGTAACTGAAGAATATGAAAAAGCTGCAGTAATTAACCAACGAATTAACTATTTAAAGAAAAAATTATGAATATATTTTTCTTACACCACGATCCCGCAAAAGCGGCGTCTTATGTTTACGATAAGCATAAAGTAAAAATGATATTAGAGTCCGCACAAATGCTTTGTACTGCACACCACGTGTTTGGTAGTTCAGAACAAAAGCTACACGTACCTTATAAACAGGCTCACCTTAATCACCCATCAACTGTATGGTGTAGAACTTCTATACCAAACTATATGTGGTTATATGACCATATGATTGCACTGGGTAAAGAATATACTAAACGATATGGTAAAGAACATCTCACTATAAATAAATGTAGAGATTTCTTAGCGACACCACCTGCTAATATAACTAGCTATGAGTGGACAGACCCGCCACAGTGTATGCCAGACGAGTATAAAATGGCAAATGCTATACACGGTTACTGGCGATATTATATTATTGACAAACGAAAAATTTGTAACAAAAATGAAAAACCCTATACACACGACACAGTTCCTAGAGAGGTTATCGAAACTTATTATAGTACTATTGATAGCAATCAATTCGTCTCTAATAACAGCGATATACATAAACTTAACTTTGCCTGAGGACCAAGGAGTTATGATATTAAATAGATATTTTAATTATCCCGAGAAAGAAAAATATGACGATAGCGATATGCAGTTGATAATTTTCGGTGATGTAAGACACGAAAGAAAAAATGAGTATTAGAAGAAAATTATATAAACATTTAATTGAAACTAATTATAGAAATATTAGTTCATCAATAAAACAATTTAAAAAGCGCAGAGCGACAAAAGCTAATAATAAATAAATAGTAATAAGCAAATGTCACATGAAAGAAATATGAAGTGGCTGAATGATAGGCGAATAAATTATAGACGTGACCCTATCACAGATAAGCCTACCGAAAGTACTGATCAATATGATTATTACGCGGAAGGTACATATCAATGTTATAGTTTATTTAGAAGTAAAGCAAAAATTACTACGTATAAGTCGTTAAAATGGCATATGCTTGTATTATACTATCTTAACATGGATAATATAATAAATTCCGATTTTGTTACTGTAGCTAGATTTATAGCTAAAAAAGAAAATGGTTTTGTTACTTTCTTTATTAACAATAAACTATTAGAAGATATGATCGGTCAGGTATTAATGGAAGGAGGCGAACCTCCGCGTAATCGTATACGTAAAGTAATATTTAAAGATTATACTGGTTTATCATTAAGCGAAAAGCTAAGTATAGTTGGAAGATTGATTGGTAGAAGTAAAAGAATATGTGAAGAAGATATATACCAATGCATGATAGATTTAAACGATAGTAAACAGAAAATAACTATAGCTAAGCTAGCTAAATTATTAAAGTGTACTACTCGAACCATATATAGAAATATGGGTAATCAATTGAAGCGAGAAAAAGAAATACTAAATAAAGAAATATGAGAAAATATAACATATCTAATTACGTTAGATATAAGAAAGAAGTTGAAGCGGCTGTTAAGCGTGTAAGAAAACCAATTGAAGGTGATTATACATATTTAACAAATGAAGAACTCTTTATAAATTTTTTACCGTTAGTTGAAACACTGGCGAGAAAACAATCAACATCAGACCAAGCATCTGGTGTATTAAGTATAAATGATTTATTACAAGAAGGTAGTATCGGATTATGGTCTGCTGTTACTAAAATAGATAGAGACACATTAAAGAAGTCTGATGACCAAGAAAAAACAATTAAATCATTTCTATCAAAAAGAATAAAGGGCGCAGTACGGAGGTCCGTAGATATTAATAGAGGCGGCGTACGCATACCTGAACATAAGCTAAATGAAATAAGGCGCAATCCTAAAGACGAAAAAATGGTTGCGATGTTTTTTAATAGCGTATTTTCTAGCATTGATGAAAATCCTGCACAGGATGAAAATATGGCTTATCAAGTAATTGATAAATCAGAACCATATAATATACATTTACTCAATGCTTATCTGTTACAGCTAATGAAAAAGCATTTAGATTTTAAACAGTATGAGGTCTTGCGATTAAGCTATGGTCTTGACTGTGATAAGCACTCTGCAAATGAAATTGCAAGCAAGTTAGATATTAACGTGAATACCGCTCATGTGCGTATATCTCAGATAAAACGCGACGCTATTCAATGCTTAATTAATAATGTTGACGCAACACAAGTGCTTGATTACCTTTAAGTTACGGTAAAAATTACCGTTTAAGTATTAACTAAAATATGTAATTATATTATTATGACCATATACCAGAAACTAGCAAAAATTCAAACAAGATTTAAATCGAAGAAGAGTAGATTTAATTCCTTCGGCAAATATTACTTTCGCAGTGCCGAAGACATTCTCGAAGCTATTAAACCGTTTAACGACGAGTTAGGTGTTGCAGTAACAATTACTGAAAAGTTAATTGCTAATGAACCTATGCCTATAATTAAAACAACCGCAAAGTTGATTGATGAAAAAGGTATGGAATTATCTGCAGTTGCGATAGTTGGTGTGGATCTGAACCAGAAAGGTATGCAGACTCCGCAACAATTTGGTTCGGCGTCGAGCTATGCTAAAAAGTATGCGTTAGGAAACCTATTATTAATCGATGATACGCAAGATAGCGACGCTACAAATAATCACGGCAAAGTTACAACTAAACAGAAAACAAAACAAACACTTCATGATGTAACTAAAGCAATTGATTATTTAAAAGCGGGTGGCAAATTAGATGCTATAAAAGCTAAATATGATTTAACACCTGGCCAGCTTTCAACATTAACAAAAGCAAAGGTCGCAAGCTAAATACGAATCAATACAGATAATATAAATGAACAAAGAAGAGGTTATTGAAAAATTAAGAAATGATGAAAACTATTACGGCGAATTTGGTAAACAATATTTAAGTAATAGTGACATTAGGACTTTATTAACTAACCCCTTAGCGCTTGGAGAACAATCTAAGCCTAGCCCAGCGTTTCTTGTTGGCGGATATTTTCACACCGCTATACTTGAGCCCGATAAGTTGAAGAAATACCGAGTAATACCTTCGTCAACTAGAAACACTAAGGCTTATAAAG